CAATAAGGAATATATTATGGCCCAAGTACGTGTAAACCACCTCGCTAATCAAACCGCCCGCAGCACTATTGCTGTTATTGATGCTATTACTCAACGCGGTGGCTTCCGTGGTGAAGAGCTTTCAACCATTGGTGGTCTACGTGATCAGTGCGTTCAGATCATTCAGCTTGTTGAATCTATTGAACAAGAAGCTGCAGCCAAGCAGGAAGATGCATCTGCCTAATTGACTTTCTGCTCTGATTGAACTATACTGAATTTTTATTATGGAGAGCTAAATGTCAAATGACTTCCTTTGGGTTGAAAAGTATCGTCCTCGTAAGATTGCAGAGACGATCCTTCCTAAGCAATTGAAAGAAACCTTCCAAGCCATTGTTAACTCTGGACAGATGCAGAATATGCTGTTCACAGGGACTGCTGGCTTGGGAAAGACTACTGTAGCTCGAGCCCTATGTAATGAGATGGGGCTCGACTATATTGTCGTCAACGGATCCGAAGAGGGTAACATTGATACTCTTCGTGGTAAGATCAAGCAGTTTGCTTCTTCTATCTCGTTGTCGGGTGGCTATAAGGTCGTAATCCTTGATGAGGCTGACTATCTCAACCCTCAGTCGACCCAGCCAGCTCTTCGTGCATTCATTGAAGAGTTTAGCAATAACTGTCGCTTCATCCTCACCTGTAACTTTAAGAACCGTGTGATCGAACCTCTTCACTCTCGTTGTAGCGTGTATGAGTTCAACACAACAAAGAAGGATATGGCTGGCTTGGCTGGCCAGTTTATGAAGCGCCTTGAGTTCATCCTCACTACCGAGGGTGTTAAGTATGAACAGCAAGCTGTAGTCGATTTGATTATGAAGTTTGCTCCTGACTGGCGGAGAACGATTAATGAAGCTCAGCGTCTTGCAAGTAATGGTCGGGGTATTTCTACTGTTGCAACTGGGACATCTATTACAGACTCTTTCGCTGATCTGGCGCTAGCGCTGAAAGCTAAAGACTTCAAGAAGATGCGCTCTTGGGTTGTCAACAATCAAGATATTGATACTGCAACTGTATACCGTGGAATCTTTGATCGTATGAACGATACTGTGCAGCCTCAGAGCATCCCTCAGTTGGTTCTGATTCTTGCTGACTATCAGTACAAGGATGCATTCGTAGCTGACCATGAGCTGAATATGGTTGCTTGTATGACTGAGATCATGGCTGGGGTTGCATTCAAGTGACCCCATTTGATTATCTTAACTCGATGAATGATACCAAGCAAGATATTATGACTGACGATACAGATGAACGTGCTTATGTTCCGTTTGTCATTAATCGTACACTATCTTACTTTTCTGACACTGTAGCTATTGCTAACGAGATGAATCGATACCACCACATCGACAAAAAGCTCCAATATCACTTTCTGATAAATATCATACGAAAGCGTAAACGCTTCTCAAAATGGATTAAACCTGACTTGGTTAGTGATATGGAAGTGGTGAAACAATACTATGGTTACAGCAATGAAAAGGCTCGCCAAGTTTTCCATCTTCTATCGCCTGAGCATATAGAAGAATTAAGAAAAAAGGTGAGCAAAGGTGGAAGAAAATAACATCGTACAGTGGTCCCCAGCAGATATGTTGGAGATTACACTCAACGAACCAGATGATTTTTTAAAGGTTCGTGAAACGCTGACTCGTATTGGAGTAGCGTCAAGAAAAGACAAAAAACTATATCAATCGTGTCACATCCTGCATAAGCAGGGGCGATACTTTATTGTACACTTTAAAGAGTTGTTTATGCTTGATGGTAAGAAATCAAACCTTGAAGAGAACGATGTAATGCGTAGAAATACAATTGCAACGTTGATCTCTGACTGGGGATTGGTTACAATACTGTTGAAGGGGTCTCTAAAGTGCGCGCCACTTCGACAAATCAAGATCCTTCCGTTTAAGGAAAAGGATGAGTGGGAGTTGTGCCCAAAGTACAACATAGGCAATAAATAGAACGACGATATACCTATAGGTAATAGCTGCCTCTCATAAATAAATGTGCACAAAGACAATAAACATTGAGAGAAAAAATGACACACATACTAAAGACAATTTGGCAGGCAATCCGTAACACGGTTTATGCACCCGTTAAATACTCACAATACCGCGAAACATACAACGCTTTACACAAGCTAAATGATCGCGACTTGTGGGACATGGGAATCAGCCGCGGAGACATTGAAGATATTGCTGCTGGTCGTTTTCATAAATAATAAGGTTAATTGAATGAAACCAACATTTGTACTGGGCGTTGGTGCTCAGAAATCTGGCACTAGCTGGTTACGCCAGCAACTTCATAATCAAAATTTTGCAGACTTTGGCCTGATGAAAGAATATCACGTCTGGGATACATATTTACTAAAGACTTGTCAAATCTTTAACTTGAATAGCCCAAAAAGAAAACAAACAGGTTGGTTTCAAAAAGTAGAAGAAAGAAATTTTGGAAACGTCCTTGCACACATGCAATCAAAAAGCGGTGTAGATGAAAAAGCATATGTAAATTATTTTAGTAACCTAATTACTAATGATATTATAATGACTGGGGACTTTACTCCAACTTATCAACTACTAAATTCAACACATTATTCGTTTATTAAAAACGAACTAATTTCAGCTGGTTTTGATGTGAAAGTTGTTTTTCTTATGAGAGATCCTGTTGAACGGATTTGGTCAGCAACAAAAATGCGTCAACGAGAAGAACCTGAACTTAACATACAAGATGAAGATTTACCTCAAATATTTGTTGAATGTTATAGCGGTTGGGAAGCAGATGTGCGTTCGCGCTATGATGCTACAATTAATAATCTACGAGAAGCATTTGAAGAAAACGAATTACATTTTGAATTCTTTGAACAGCTTTTTACACCAGAGGCCATTAGTCGATTAAGTCAGTTTCTAAATGTCGAATTGCAAAATATTGAATTCGACACAAAAGTAAACGATTCTAAAATACTAAACATAGACATTCCCGATGTCCCCGCTTTAGAATGTCGTAAAAAGTTGTCAGAAGTTTACGACTTCTGCCACATCAACTTCCCCATAACAAAGCAGTTGTGGGGTTAAATTATACACCCAATAAGGAAACTACACATGATTGATCCAGATCACACAGTATTCCGTACGCCTGGCGAAAAGAAAAAAGGCGGCAAGTAATGTGGCCGTATACGGACGAAGAGCTTGACTTCATTAACGGAAAACGGAAATAGGTAAGGGCGCTTTGGCGCCCTTTTACTTTTGGAGAATAAATGAAAACGTTTGTTATGTGTGTTGGAGCTCAGAAAGCTGGTACGACATGGTTGTGGCATTATCTACGCAATAGCAAAAGTGTCAACTTTCCTTATCAGAAAGAGCTTCATGTGTGGGACGCTATAACCATACCTAATTACAATGTGTTTAAAACTGATCTTGAGCGGGTAAAAAATAGAACATCTGACAAGTTAATACAGCTTGGTTTAATGGAAAGGCCAGACGAATATTTTTCGTACTTCGTCGACAAATTATCTAACAATGCCATAACTGGTGACTTTACTCCACAATATTCTGCTCTGAGTGATATTACATACAACCACATCATAGATCAGTTTGCGCAGTGTAGTGTAGAAACCAAAGCTATATTTCTAATGAGAGATCCCGTCGATAGATTACAATCAATGATGCGAATGAGAAGCATTCAAGGTGGTAATAAATCACCATCGTATGAGACAGAAACACTACTGATGCTGGAACATTGTAAATCTGTAAACTATTATTACACTGGTGATTATTCAGCAATTGTCCCAAAACTGGATAGGTTATTTCAATCAAATGTTTGCTACAAGTTCTTCGATACACTATTTACTGATCAGTCTGTAGCAGGCATTTGCAATTTTCTAAACATACCGTTTCACCAACCTGATTACGATTTCAACCCCATCCCTAGCAAAACCTCAAATGTGCTAACCGCTGATGATCGGGCTTACTTTGAACAGCTATACAAGCCTATCTACGACTACACAGCAGAAAGATTCCCAGAAGTAACAAAGCTGTGGACATACTACCAAAAATGATGTATGATAAGCATTGATTTATATGGAGAATACATTGGACTTTTATACATCCGTCAATCGATATGGTAACGACATCCTGCTTCGTGGCTTCAAGCACGGTAAGCGTATTGCTGAGAAGATCCGCTTCATGCCCACACTATACACTCCCATCGATAAAGAAACTGGCTGGAAGACTCTAAGCGGTCAGAATGTTATGCCTCGTGGCTTTGACACGATGCGTGACGCTGGAGACTTTATGAAGCAGTATGAGGGTGTCGACAACGTAACTGTATACGGTACAACTAACTACGTCACCCAGTTCATCACTGAACACTATTCAAAAGATATTAAGTTTGACCGAGACAAGATCAACGTTACCACTCTCGATATCGAGGTGGCATCTGACCAGGGGTTCCCTGGCCCTGACGAAGCTGCCCACACTGTCATCTCCATTACCAGCAAGAACAATATCGATGGCCTCTATTACGTTTGGGGATTGGAAGACTACGACCCAGCTAAGTGCCCAGTCGTCGACCCAGCTAAGATCCGATACAAGAAATGCAAAGATGAAATAGATCTGCTGCTAGACTTTCTACACTTCTGGCATAGCCCTACTACTTGCCCCGATGTTGTCACTGGTTGGTACACACGCAGCTTCGATATTCCATACTTGGTCAACCGTATCAAGAATGTAATTGGTGGGGACGTCTACAAGAAGATGAGCCCTTGGCTCGCTGTCAACGCTAAGACAATCCCTATGCAAGGTGGACGTGAGATGCACGTCTATGACCTTGAAGGCATTCAGCAGCTTGACTATCTCGATCTGTTCAAGAAGTTTGGCTACTCGTATGGCCAGCAGGAGTCGTACAAGCTAGGTCACATTGCACACGTAGTGCTTGGTGATGAGAAGCTGTCATACGAAGAGTATGGCAACCTTCACACTCTGTACAAAGAAGACTTCCAGAAGTTCATTGACTATAACATCAAGGACGTTGAGCTGGTGGATCGTCTTGAAGAGAAGATGGGTTTGATCACTCTTGCTATGGTTATGGCTTATCGTGGTGGTGTTAACTTCTCTGAGACGTTTGGCACTACTTCGATCTGGGACTCGATCATCTATCGGATCCTGCACGCTCAGAAGACTGTCGTTCCACCTAAGGTTATGCAGCAGAAGCAGCAGTATCCTGGCGCATATGTCAAGGCTCCTATTCCTGGAAGCTACAAGTGGGTGACATCATTCGACCTTAACTCACTGTATCCATTGACGATTGTTCAGTACAATATGTCAATTGAGACTCTTGTTCACGGTAAGATTCCTGGCATTGATCCTGATCAGTATCTTGCTGGCAATGTATCTGCAATCGAACGAGCTGGTGGTGACTATACTCTGACTGCCACTGGAACACGCTTCCGTAAGGATAAGCAAGGTGTGATTCCAATGATCATTAACCAGTACTATGGTGAGCGTGTAGCTGTTAAGAAGCAGATGCTTGCTGCTAAGCAGAAGTACGAGCAGAACAAGACAAAAGCTCTTGAGAATGAGATCAACACACTTGAGAACCAGCAGATGGCTATCAAGATTCTTATGAACAGCTTGTATGGTGCTCTAGGTAACAACTTCTTCCGTTACTTCGACATCCGCATTGCAGAAGCTATCACAACTTGTGGTCAGCTTGCTATTCGCTGGGCAGAGCGTTCGATTAACCACACTATGAACGAGCTGCTTGAGACAAAAGATGTTGACTATGTGATTGCAATCGACACTGACTCGTTGTACATCAACATGGAAGCTCTTGTTAACAAGTTTAACCCTAAGGATCCTGTTAAGTTCTTGGACAAGGTCTGTGCTGATCACTTCGAGAAGATCCTCGAGAAGGCGTATGCAGATCTAGCTACAACTGTCAACGCATATGACAATCGTATGGTTATGAAGCGAGAAGTTATAGCTGATCGTGGGATCTGGGTTGCTAAGAAGCACTACATCCTGAACGTCCACAACAGCGAAGGTGTGCAGTATGCTAAGCCTAAACTAAAGATGATGGGTATCGAGGCTGTTAAGTCGTCAACTCCTCAGGTGTGCCGAACAAAGTTCAAAGAAGCATTCGAGATCATTATTGCATCTGATGAGCAGACTACTCAGAAGTTCATTGCTGACTTCCGTAAGGAGTTTAGCAAGTTGTCACCTGAGGAGATCTCGTTCCCTCGTGGTGTCTCTGACATTGATAAGCATATAGATCGCAAGACGATCTATGGTAAGGCGTGCCCGATCCATGTTCGTGGTTCACTGCTATACAACCACTACATCAAAGAAAAGGGTCTGGAGCAGCGTTACGAGAAGATCCAGAACGGTGAGAAGATTAAGTTTGTCTACTTGAAGACTCCAAACCCAATCAGAGAAAACATCATCGCGTATCCTCAGACTCTTCCAAAAGAGCTTGACCTTCATCGGTATATTGATTACAATAAGATGTTCGAGAACGCCTTTGTGGAACCACTTTCATCTATCTTGGATGCGGTTGGTTGGGACGTTGAGCCTAAGGCATCATTAGAGGAATTCTTTGGGTGAGCTATTCGTTAACTGTGTTCAAGTCGCCTAGATGGTGGGAAGAACAACAACGATTCGTATATGATAACAAGACTCATCGTCGTATAGACTTTGATTCTTGGGAACGCTTTAGCAAATTTCTGTATAAGCTAGCAGAAAGACCTTTGGAGGGTAAACAGAATGCAGAACTTATTTCTCCGGCTGTATATGAAGCTGGGGCTAAACGACGCAACCAAAATGTACTGGCTTGGGCAGGTTGGTGTGCTGTTGATATTGATGATTGGACATTTGAAGGAGACTTAAAAAATGAGCTTTATAACAGGATTGGCCGTTGGAATTATGTTGTGTATTCTACCGCTAGTTCATCGGTTGAACGACCAAAGTTCCGCATTGTGTTTCAGGTTGATAGACATATACCTGCGGCAGAAATCAGACACTTCTGGTTCGCCCTCCAATCGCACCTTGACGACCGAGGAGACAAACAATGTAAAGACTTCTGCAGAATGTATTACATCCCTGCGCAATATGCTAACGCTAACAACTTTATTTTCAGCAACACTGGTGACCCTCTTGCTGTTGATTTCTTACTCGCAGCATATCCATACAGTGAAAAATCATCAGCAGCCAGCTTCCTCGATCGCCTCCCAGATGCCTGGCGAGAGCAAATCATTGAGCACAGAAAAGCAGGACTAGATAATACTTCCTACTTCTGGACAAGCTATCAAGACTGTCCGTTCCTCAACAAGAGACTAATCTCTGACTGGACAAGTATTGCTGGTGTTGATGGCACTGGTCGTTACAGAATGATTTACAAGATTATGATCTCGATTGCTGGTAATGCGGTGAAGAAGGGGTATCCTTTGACTGCTAACCAGCTAGTCGAATTAATTAAACAGCTCGATGCAGATACATCACGTAAGTATCAGAATCGAGCATTGGATGTTGAAGCGAATAATGCGCTTGAATATGCCTACAAACATGCGGGATGAAAGATGAGAATTATTGCAGGACCGTGTCAGCACGAGACTTATGAGCAGTCGTTAGAGATTGCAACTGAATGTAAACGCGTATGTGATATGTACGGCGTTGAGTATATCTTCAAAGCTAGCTATGATAAAGCCAACCGTACAAGTATTAACGCTCAACGTGGACGGGGAATGGTTAGCACTCTCGAAGAGCTCAAACAGATTAAAGAGCTGATTGAGGGTTTGAAGATCTTGACAGATGTTCACTCTGAGAAGGATGTATACAGTATTGCAGACTTCTATCGGAGCACTGTGGATGTTGTTCAGATTCCAGCGTTCTTGTGTCGCCAGACTGACATTATCCAAGCTGCATGTGATATGGGGTTCATCGTCAATATCAAGAAGGGTCAGTTCCTTGCACCATGGGACGTAGAAGGAATCCTATCTAAGACTGAGGGTGCAAAAGAAGTTTGGATTACAGAGAGAGGAACGAGCTTTGGTTATAATAACCTTGTTGTTGATTTTACTGGTATTGAGTATATGCTTAGAAATTATGGTGTACCGATCATCTTTGATGCCACCCACTCGGTACAAAAACCTGGTGGGAACGGCTCGAGTAGTGGTGGTAATCGGAGCTATGTTCCTGTTTTATCTCGTGCAGCTAGTGCTCTTGGCGTATCTAATTTCTTTATAGAAGTTCACGCTGACCCAGACAATGCGCCAAGTGATGGTCCAAATATGTTGAGGCTGTCAGACTTTGAAACAGTTGTACAACAAATTAAACAATTTCATTATGAAAGAGGTGTTCTATGAAGGCTGGAAAAGTGTGGGGAACGACAGAGCTGCTTGAAGCAAACGGTGTGCTCGAGTTTCACCGTATCGATATGATCAAGGGTGGCACTTGCTCAAAGCATTTGCATGAGTACAAGTGGAATGGATTCTATGTTGAGTCTGGAACAATGCTTGTCAGAGTGTGGCAAAAGGACTATGATTTAGTTGACGAGACGCTGCTCGAAGCTGGTCAGTACACAAAGGTTAAGCCTGGTGTGTATCATCAGTTTGAGTGTCTCCAGTCTGGTGTTGCGTTTGAGCTATACTGGGCTGAATTCAATCATAACGATATCAAACGACAGTCGGTGGGTCACAAGTGAAAGTCGGTTTAACAGCGTCTACGTTTGATTTACTACATGCAGGTCACATTGCGATGCTTCGAGAAGCTAAGACGCAATGTGACTACTTAATTTGTGCATTGCAAGTCGATCCGTCAATTGACCGTCAAAACAAGAATAAACCAATCCAAACAATTGTGGAACGATACACACAGCTTTCAGCAGTGAAGTATGTTGATGAGATTGTTGTCTACGCACACGAGAGAGACTTGGAAGACATCTTGTCTCTATACCCAATCGATGTACGTATCCTCGGAGAGGAATACAAAGACAAGGATTTTACAGGACGAGAGATCTGTAAACGCAAAAACATTCAATTGTATTTTAACAAACGAGATCACCGCTTCTCTTCTAGTGATCTTAGACAAAGAGTATTTGATATGGAGAATGATAAGACGTGAGAAAACTTAAATTAGCAATCATTGGTCATGGGTTTGCAGGTAAAGCTGTTGACTATGGTTTTACCCACAACATGGTCGAGAAGACTATCGTTGATCCTAAATACGGGACCACTGCAAAAGATTTGCCTGACGACATTGACATTGCATTTATATGTGTTCCAACTCCAATGGCAGATGACGGCCGTATTGATGCATCCATTCTTAATAGTGTTATGCGTGAGCTACAACTATTAGATAGCATTAAGTTGATTATTATCAAGTCAACAGTAACACCAGACATTATTGAAAAATATGCATACGAAAGTATTGTATACAATCCTGAGTTCTTAACTGAGCGGTCTGCTAAGGATGACTTCATTAATCCACAGTTTCACATCTTTGGTGGTGACAAAGAAGCCACATCGCTAGCAGCAGATCTATACAGCACATTCAGCATCTGTAACCCATGTACTAGTTATTTTATGAGCCACAAAGAAGCTAGCTTTGCTAAGTATGCAATCAACAGCTTCCTTGCATTGAAAGTAACATTCTTCAACCAACTATACGATGCTGTGTCAGATACTGATGCAAACTATGCAACAATTATGAAGATTGTTGGATTGGATAAGCGGATTGGTCATAGTCACACTAAGGTGCCAGGTCCAGACGGTAAGCAAGGGTTTGGTGGATCGTGCTTCCCAAAGGATGTGTCAGCATTTACAAAGTTCAATAACCGGTTGACTTTGTTGGAGGAATGTATTAAGATCAATAATACATATCGCTCCAAGTACGAATTAGATGAAAGAGAGAAAGAACAAAATGTCAATTATGGACAAATTAAAGAAGAACTCTAAGATCAAACAGACTGATGTCTTGTCTGATTCTAAGTTCTTCAACGACAAGGAGATGACTCCTACTGATGTTCCTATGGTCAACGTAGCGCTGTCAGGATCGATTGATGGAGGTCTTGCGCCTGGATTGACTGTGCTTGCAGGTCCTTCTAAGCACTTTAAGACATCGTTCGCATTGCTAATCGCTGGAGCATATCTCAAAGCTCATCCCAAAGCTGTAATGCTGTTCTACGATTCGGAGTTTGGTTCGCCTCAATCATACTTCCAGCAGTTTGGTATTGACACTTCTCGTGTACTTCACACTCCTATTACCAACGTCGAAGAGTTGAAGTTTGACATGATTGGCCAGCTCGAGGAGCTGACTCGCGATGATGAAGTGATTATCGTCATTGACTCGATTGGTAACATGGCGTCGAAGAAAGAGATGGAAGATGCTCTAAGCGAGAAGTCTGTTGCTGATATGTCACGTGCGAAGGCTTTCAAGGGTCTGTTCCGTATGGCAACTCCATACCTTGCAATGAAGAACATTCCTCTTATTGCAATCAACCACACGTACAAAGAAATTGGCTTGTTCCCTAAGGACATTGTCAGTGGTGGCACAGGAATCTACTACTCTGCAGACAACATCTGGATCTTGGGTCGTCAGCAAGATAAGGTTGGAACAGAGATCAAAGGTTATCACTTCATTATTAATGTGGAAAAATCTCGATATGTTAAAGAAAAGTCAAAGATTCCTATCTCAGTTAGCTGGGAGGGTGGTGTTCAACGTTGGTCTGGGTTGCTTGAGGTCGCTCTTGCTGGCAAGTATGTTGCTAAACCATCTAACGGTTGGTATCAACACGTTAGCCAAGAAACTGGTGAAATGGTTGGAAACAAGTATCGCGAAAAGGACACCTTAACCGAGGAGTTCTGGAAGCCAATCTTTACAGGAACCGACTTCAAAGAGTTTGTAAAGAAGCAATACACAATTGGCCATGCATCGCTAATTGATATGGATTCTATCGTGGAGGAAGCAGATGACTAAGACCCCTGCTACAGAAAACTGGAAACAGAACGTAGACTATGAACTGATTCCTGGTGAGAACAATCACTGGAAGGTTCGAATCCTTAAAGGCGACCTTATTGAAACTGTGTTTTATTATGGAAATGTTAACTTTACAGGTGACGACATGATAATTCAGTTTGAGTTTACGCTTGACTATTCACCCGATCCTGAGCTACAATCAGAAGATCCCCAACTACAATCAGCAGCTAGTGGTATTCTTCACAGTCTTTTAATTGGAATGATAGATGACAATAAACCTTGAGCAGACCATCCTTCGTAATATCCTGACCAATGATCAGTATATGAGAAAGGTTCTGCCATTCGTGCGCCCCGAGTATTTCTCGGGGACGTATAAAGAGATGTTTAAAGAGATCGGGCGGTTTGTTGGCAAGTACAACAAGCTGCCTACACTCGAATCGTTTAAGATCGAGCTAGATGGTAATGAGCGTATTAATCAAGGCGACTATGCTCATGCGCTTGAGATCCTTCCAAACATCTTCTCAACTGAACAAATTAATCAACAATGGCTATTAGACGCTACAGAGAAGTGGTGTCAGGATGCGGCGGTACACAATGCAATTATGGAATCAATTCAAATTATTGATGGCAAGCACAAAGAGCTTACTAAGAACGCTCTCCCTGATATTCTCCAAAAGGCGCTTGCAGTCTCTTTCGACACAAATATCGGGCACGACTATATTGAAAACGTTGAACAGCGATATGACTTCTACCATGAACAGGAATCTCGCATTCCGTTTGATCTTGATTACTTCAACAAGATTACAAAGGGAGGTCTACCTAACAAGACTCTTAACATTGTGCTTGCTGGCACTGGGGTTGGTAAATCTCTGTTTATGTGTCACTGTGCTGCTAATGCTCTGATTCAAGGTCGCAATGTTCTGTACATCACTATGGAGATGGCAGAAGAGCGTATTGCGGAACGTATCGACGCTAACTTGCTGAACATTCCTCTTGATCAGCTTGAGTATCTGCCTAAGCCGATTATGATGACTAAGGTCAACGATATTGCCAACAAGACTAACGGCAAGCTGATCATTAAAGAGTATCCTACTGGTCAAGCTAACTGCAGCCACTTCCGTGCGCTTCTGAACGAGTTGAAGTTGAAGAAGAGCTTTGTTCCAGAGATTATCTTCATCGACTATCTAAACATCTGTGCAAGTGCTCGTATGAAAGGTATGGGAGGGTCGATTAACTCTTATACGTACATTAAAGCAATTGCAGAGGAGATGCGCGGTCTTGCAGTCGAATTCAATCTTCCGATCATGTCTGCAACGCAGACGACACGTTCTGGTTTTGGTAGCTCGGATCCTGGGCTTGAAGATACATCTGAGTCTTTTGGACTACCCGCTACAGCAGACTTAATGTTTGCACTTATCTCAAACGACGAGCTCGCTCAACAGGGTCATATCCTTGTTAAGCAATTGAAGAATCGCTACAACGATCCAAACCTGTACAAGCGATTCGTAATTAAGGTTGACCGTTCACGTATGAAGCTGGAAGATGCTCCTGATGCAGAAGAGAACCTCGTCCAAGATGGACCTATAATCGACAAAGGTCATACTGCTCAAGTAACTGACAGATTCAAAGAAATCACATTTTAAGGAGAACTATATCATGGCTAACAAATCATCTGGCAAGCACTACACCTCTAAGGGTGAACGTGCGTCTTCTATCAGCACCAAGAACACCGATCCTGGCCAGCGCTTGCTGAACCAGCTCAAGGCTCTGGAAAAGGGTCGTGATGTTATCATCACTCTTCCTCAGAAGACAAAGACCCTCAACAAAAAAGGTGAGCCAATGATCAAGATGGTTAAGACCAAGATCGATGGCAAGGCTTGGGTTAAGAAGCGTCAAGGTGGCGACAAGAAAGAAAAGGCAGATGCAGAATGAGAGCTTGGCTTGTTGTACAACCACAACCTGCTCCAGAGTTGCTTGAAGAAGGGTTAGAGAATGCGCTTGACCTTATTGCCTACTGTGCCCGAGTATCTAACCCAGCTAACGAGTTCAACACAGACACAGGTGAAAGACTCATCAGACGGCTTATCGAGTGGAAGCACTGGAGTCCACTCGAAATGTGCTCCGCAACGATTGGAGTCGAAACCACTCGAGACATTGCAAGACAGATACTTAGACACCGATCGTTCAGCTTTCAGGAGTTCAGTCAGCGATATGCCAATCCTACCGCTCTTGATGATTCCTTTGTTTTAAGAGAAGCTCGCCTACAGGATCCTAAGAATCGTCAGAATTCTGTTGAGACGGATGATGAAGAGTTGCAGCATCAGTGGGACGCTGCACAACAAGCTGTTATTGATATGGCAAGTAAAGCATATAAGTGGGCAATTGCTAATGGTATTGCAAAAGAGCAAGCTCGAGCGGTGCTTCCAGAAGGCAACACAATTTCTAAACTTTACATGAACGGCACTCTTCGCTCGTGGATTCACTATATCGAGCTACGTTCTGGTAATGGAACACAAAAGGAACACATGGAAGTTGCTAGAGCAATTGCTGCAGCTATCTCGGCAATCTTCCCAATGGCAGGAGAATACGTTCATGGGTAAGAAAATTTCTACATATTATCCCAATGTAGGCAAGGGTTGGGCTGAAATCCATATTGACGCCAAGGAAGAATTGTTGTATATTAAGTACTTCAATGAGGGAGGAGCATCCTTCTTCACTGAGGAATTTCCCAATAAGTCTATGCAGTATGTTCAAGATGCTGCGGAGAATTGGGCATTGGGTATTAAGAAATTGGAGATTAAATAATGGCATACTATTCAACTAAGACGTACGGACATAACATTGGGTTGAGCGCGTGCTTCCGTCAGCCTCACGCTGATCATTCACATTGTCGGTTCCTACATGGATACAGCTTGCAGTTCAAATTTACGTTTGGGTGCGATGAGCTGGACAACAAGAATTGGGTTGTTGACTTTGGTGGCTTGAAGCCTCTCAAGGCGTGGCTAGAAGAGACGTTCGACCACAAGGTTGTGTTGGATGCAAAAGATCCTCATATCGACGACTTTAAGATCCTTGAGAGCAAAGGTCTTGCACAGCTAACCATTCTTGATGGTGTTGGTGTTGAGAAGTTTGCTTTCCACGCATACAAATATGCTAATGAGCTTGTTAGTCTAATGACTGGTGGACGTTGCTGGGTTGAGAGTGTAGAATGTGCAGAGCATGGTGCTAACTCTGCAATCTATGAAGGAAATGATCAGTGAGTGATAAAGAATACGTTTACAGCGAGATCTTCTATAGCATTCAGGGGGAAGGACACTATACTGGTGTCCCAACCGCTTGGATCCGATTCTATCTGTGCAATCTACAATGTGATGGATTTGGTCAGAAGCATCCGACTAAGCCTGAGACTTATGAGCTACCATATGAAGACTTTGATGCTCACTCAGTAACTCGTGTTGAGGATCTTCCAGTATGGTCTAAAGGATGTGATAGCTCGTATACGTGGTCGAAGAAGTTTCGTCACTTGATGGCTAAGGAGAGTGGTGCTGTGATTGCTCAGAAGGTAATCGACAGCATGAAGAACGAATACAATCCAGAGGGTTGGTTCCGTCATCCTAAGAGTAAGCAACATCAGCACTTCTGTATTACTGGTGGTGAGCCTCTGATGCCTCATGCACAGCAAGGTTTCATTGATATCTACAGAGCTATGCGTGATATGCCTGGTGGACCTATTCCAGAGACAAAGTTCAATGCATCGTCGAACCTTCCTGCATCTGTTACATGGGAAACCAATGGCACTCAGAAGCTAACTCAACAGTTCAAAGATCTTGTTGGATCGCCTCTGTTTATGCCAGAAGCATTCTTCTCTGTCTCACCTAAGCTGTGGACTGTTGCTGGTGAGAAGCGTGAGAAGGCTATCCGTCCCGATGTTGTTGCTGAATACTATCAGCTATCCAACGAAGGTCAATTGAAGTTTGTTGTTGGACAGACTCAACAAGAGTGGGATGAGCTTGATGAAGTGATCGAGCTGTTCCGTGATGCTGGTGTTGATTATCCTGTTTGGGTGATGCCAACCGGTGCCAGAGAAGAAGAACAGCAAGCAACTGCTGGCGATGTGGCTCGTATGGCTTTCCAGCGTGGATACAATGTCTCTGGACGTATGCACGTCTATCTGTTTGGCAATGCAATCGGAACGTAACAATGACACCGGAGCTTAGAGAACGGCTTCATAAACACGTGCAGGAGGCGGCCAAACAGTGTGAGGGCCGCCTTCCCGCCCATCCCAGCCATCCATACGGTAGGATTCCAGTTGCACACATCTACGATGTTATCCAAGGAATAATGGAAAAGCCTGCACGTGAGTGTAGAGATTCCCGCTATGACGAAATCCTTGAGATTGTTAAGTTTTGTGTTGACCATGCTGAGGATATGTCTATAATTAGGCAAATCAAACATTTGTATGAACCTGAGCCAAAGGTTCAACCATCATCTCTAGAAGATTTTATGTAAAGGATATGTAATGGCTATTTCTGAAATTATCAAAGGTCGCTTGAAGAACAACAATGTTCGCTACTGGGCTAATGACAACATCTCTAGCTTCATCAACGATGGTGAGCATGGTATGCTTATCGATGAGCTTACTGAGAAGTTTGAAGGTGTTCTTGATTCGTTGCTGATCGATCGTGAGACCGATCCTAACTCCCATGGGACCGCTCGTCGTCTCGCTAAGATGTATATCAATGAGACGTTATCAGGGCGATACACTCAACCTCCGGCGGTTACAGCGTTCCCTAATGATGACGCTGATACACGATACGGCGGGATGATTGTTGTACGTTCTGAGATCCTTTCTATGTGTTCTCACCACCACCAGCCTGTTAAAGGTGTTGCATACATTGGGTTGGTTCCTAGTGTTAAGGTGATTGGTCTGTCGAAGTACACCCGTATTGCACAGCACTGTGCTCGTCGTGGGACGTTGCAAGAAGAGCTGACTCAGGACATCTGTAATGAGATTTGCAAGGCTACTGGTTCTAAGGATGTTGCTGTCTACATTCAAGCTACTCACGGCTGCTGTGAGAATCGTGGAATCATGGCACATAGCTCGTTGACTCAGACTTGTGAGCTTCGTGGCCAGTTCTTCAACCCATCTGTCAAGAATGAGTTCTTGGACTACATTAAGATGCAGCAACAATTTGCTGGCAATCGAACTTAACTGTTGACTTATCATATCTGTTGCTGTAGGGTTAATTCCTACAGCAAAGGGATGCATCATGGAAAAGATTACCTACACCAAAGCTCACCGTGAAGTTATTGAAGCAATCAACAAGGATAAGTGGCACCAATCCCGTATCGATGTCAACTATCCCTCAGAAGATACCCTTTCTAAAATCAACGATGTCTTTGTATCTCGCAAAACTTTTAAAAAGTGGGACATTAATAACATTGTCCGTGTCAGCGTAAAACCTAATAAAAAGTATAAAGTTAAAAGCAGCTTTGCCACTTGTTTTGAGCTTATCAAAATCGAAGAAGGTAAAGTTCTCGCAACAGGTTTTGTCGGTGGAACATACCAACGCGATTTCTGGATCGATCGTGAAGATATCAAAGATATCTGGTTGCTAGATAAAGATGCTGACAAACTTCTTTCTACACTTAAAAATGTAAAAGTTCGTGATCATATGTCTGACATCCTTGTTAAATCAGGACATTCGAAGATTTCATATGAACCACAAGAATAACTGTTGACTTTAAAGCAAGCCCCACCGATACTGGTGGGGTTAACCTTTTTGGAGAGCTACCATGAAAAACGCTAAGATCAAAGAACAACAACAACTGGAATTCTTCTCGGCAGCAACAACTATGTCTCGTGATGAGCTTGTTGCATATTGCACCAAGATGATTTTGGAAGCTCGTGCTCCTAATCATACGATGATTAACCAGTTGAAAACTTTGACCAAAGATCGTATCATTCTCGCAATGAATAACTTCATTATGAAAGGTCATGGCTATGGCGTCTAATTTTGAGCAGTTTGAGCAAAAGTATCTTGTAAAAAACTTTGTTGATAAATGGGGAAAGCCTAAGCACACTCGTCTTGTAAAAGACTTGTTCTACCGTTATAATAATGATTTAAAACAAAAATACGGGTTTGATCTTTCAGTGTGTAGTAAATGTAAATGTACATCTCACGATGGCCAGCCATTAATGATGGAGCTCGAGCACATTAATCGTATCACCAACGATTCTCGTATTGAAAATCTTAGATCACTCTGCCCTAATTGTCATTCTCAAACAAATGGTTATAAAAATCGTATGTCGACAATTGAAGAATACTGGGGTATAGTTTGGGGTAAAGTTTGGGAAGGTGAAAAATGACTAGATTGACAGAAGACTGGACTGACACTCTTGACGAGGCGTTTGGTGATAAAGGCACTAAAGGTCGTGTTGGTGAAGAGTTCCTTGCTAAGATGTTTGATTCATGGGGTTGGGAATGGCGTCGTAACAAATCTGATCGAAAGGCTCAATTGGAAGGTCGTGATATTGAGTTCAAAGCTCCTCAATGGTCTAGGTTCATTTCGGGCGATGTAAAGAATAACATGAATCAATATGGAACATTTGAGATCCATAGAGATTGGTTATTCAAAGTAAAGTGTGATCGCATCTTCCATGTCAACCCTGAAACTGGTTGGGTTGTGTGGTATGGTGTTGAAAATATGCGTAGATACTATGATAATAGTAAAGAGAAAATGGTAATTACGACTAAAGATCGCTTGGCGATTATGTCGGCTCGAAAGGTAAACGTATGATTAAGAAAACAAACAAAATTTGGGTGAAGTTCAGCAAAGAGGGGATTCATAAGTATCCTGCAGCTTTGACTGATCCAGCTCTTGCTGATGTTAGCTTCCTAGGCTATCCACATCGTCACATCTTCCACTTCAAGGTCGCTATTGCAGTGTTCCATGATGATCGTGACATTGAGTTCATTCTGTTCAAGCGTTGGCTTGAGTCGTTGTACTTTGCATCATGGGATGGAGATGCAACCTTGCAGTTGGACTATAAATCTTGTGAAATGATCTCAGATGAGCTTGCCGAGAAGATCAACACTGCGTACCCTGGTCGGGACATCACTATCGAGGTGTCAGAAGATGGTGAGAATGGTTCTTATGCTGAATATGTTGACTCAAAGTAAGTTTTGGTATAAATAAGGTAAAGCAAACCTTACAAGGATGGGATCCATGAAGACTTTCAAAGAACTAAGTGAAGAGATCGGTGGCACCGCTGCTGCTAAGGATAAGATGAAAAGCAAGAAGGCTGGTGACACACTTTCCTTTACCCACCACAAGCACGGCGAATTGTCTGGTGAATACCGTGGCATGAAGCGTATGGGTGGTCGTTCTTACGCTCACATTGAAGTCAAGAAGCATGGCGCTTTCTACGTCCCTCCACATCAAGTTAACGAAGAAGTCAGTGCTACCGACAAAATGAAAAATGTAAAAAAGGGCGACACGCTATCTTTTACACACCATGAACATGGTAAATTGTCTGGTGAGTATAAAGGTATGAAACGTATGGGCGGTCGCTCTTATGCTCACGTAGAAGTAGCAAAGCATGGTGCTGTTTACGTCCCTCCACACCAGATTAATCACTAATCTGGTTGACTAACTATTTGATTTGACTTATAATTATAGGCAGAGTAACATCTGCCTATTCCTTTAACTATGGAGACATAATGACTGAATTTTGTCATATTACACCGACCCCCTACCTCGATCTGTTTGCAGCAGGTAGGTCTCACCACTTGGTTCTAGCTCACTTAATCGAGGAAGATGAGCAATATGCTAAGTGGTATGCAAATATGCCTCGAGACGAAAACACAATTATGATTATGGATAACTCTGCTTTCGAGATGTACAAGCAGGGTAAACCTATGTACGAGTCTAGCAAGCTGATGGAAATGGCTAACCGAGTTCGTGCTGATTATATTGTAATGTCTGACTATCCTGGCGAGCCTGCACGTAAGACTATCGAAGCAGCTTTGCAAATGGGTCCTCACCTCAAAGCATATGGCTTTGGGACATTCTTCGTTCCTCAAGCAGAAGTTGGTAACATTCAAGGTGTGCTTGAGTCATTCGAGTGGGCTGCTGAGGCTGAGGAGGTTGACTACATTGGTGTGTCGATCCTTACTGCACCCAATATGTTTGGGGTTGAAAAGGGTAACAACCTACAGCGGTTCTTGTCTCGCTGGAAGCTGATGCAGTTGCTTGAGCAGCGTGGCATTCTTGAGAAGATCCAAGAGAATGGAAAGAAGATTCACTTCCTTGGAATGGTCGACGGACCTAACGAGATTGCTCTCGTCTCTCGTTGGCTAAACTACATTGACACATGGGATAGCTCTGCTGCTGTATGGGCTGCGATGTGTGGTATTGAGTTTGACAGCTCACCTACTGGCCTGATCAAGGGTAAGAACGAGATCGAAGTTGACTTTGGTCATAATTCTGCTACACTTGCACAGATTGCATCTGCAATGAAGAATATCCGTTACATCGATGAACAATTGGATTGGCCATATGGAAAATATCTCTAAGTACAAGTACCACGAGGACGAGATCCTCCAAGAGTTGGCAAAGTATATCGAGTCAACTTATGATGAGCACTATGCCACCGACAAGCTGCAAACTATTGACGTCTGGGAGGCTCTTGGTATTGAGAAGGAGTCCTGCCAGTCCAACGTTATTAAATACGCTATGCGTTATGGTAAGAAAGGTGGATATAATAAGAAAGATCTTATGAAGATCCTCCACTACACCATTCTGTGGTGGCACTATACACAATATGAGGAAAATGATAAATGACTATGAAAAATATTGGATCAGACTATTCATCGTCTGAGCTAACTAACATTGAAAAGGGTGACATTCAGCCTAACGCTGTTGACCTGCGTCTTGGTAAAGTTCTTTGGATCAGCAGCGGCGAGTTTATAATTGATGAGGATCAGAAGATCCATCGCGGCACTGTTGAGATGGTGGTTGATGATTTTGGGTATTACAGACTGGAGCCAGGCCATTATGAAGTGGTTATGCAAAACAAAATTACTGTCGGCTATGGTGAAGCTGGATGGGTTATTACCCGTTCTACTCTCAATCGCAATGGTGTATTCCTTACTTCTGGTCTGTACGATACTGGTTATTCCGGTGTCATGGCTGGTGTTATGCATGTTACAGTTGGGCCTATGCGTATTAAGCCTGGCACTCGTATTGGTCAGTACTTGTGCTTCGCAGCGCAAGCAGTAAGCTCGTATGATGGTGACTACGGCGATGGCAAAGCTCACGATGTGAAGTACAAATAATGTTTAGCGTCGAACACGAGTTTGACAACACAACAGTAACAGTTTTGGATGACAGCGGCGAACAAGAGGATGTCGCTGTTATCCTTTTTGATGATGTTGTCTACATCCGCCAGTACGTCGAGGACACTGACCTTGCCTCAGTCGTCACAATGACACCCAAGATGTTTGCAGAGATGATCGAAGCATATAATTGCCACGAAGGCTCTTTTATTACAAGATAGCTATTGACTTCCTCACAACACCGCTGTATATTGCTTTAGCTTACAAGGGAGAATCTAGATGAGCAATCAACGTCCAGGCAAGACTCACCGCGCTGCTGCTAGCGATAACACTAGCGATATGCGCATGCGTAACTTCTTTCGCGAGTGTCGGCAGTTGTTCACTGCGTTAGATAGAGATGATGTTGCAGACTTCTGTGAGACTATCATGGAAGAGTACAACGCTGGTCGTCAGTTGCCTACCCATCCTAAAGACATTCAACGATTGTTTGGTCTGTGATGGAAGACCTACCAATTGAGCTTGAATGCTTCCTGATGACTTACGGGTTCTTCGAGAACGACAAAGCGCCTGGTTCGCATTTGCATGCAGTGGTTAAACACCCTGAACCTGTTGTGTATGGTACACCTAAGCCAACTGGCTGGGTTCCATCATTCAAAGGTGAAGAACCTCCATTCTAGTGCGATGCTCCAAAAATGGAGCATCCAAACGCTGATGTTGACTTTAAGTGTAAAGCAGTCTATAAGTAAGCCAGTAACGACAAAAGGAGAAACCAATGACGATGTCCTACATCATCGGTGGCGTTGCTTCCTCAGCCGTGATTCTTGCTAGCGCATTTATCTATGGAACGGCTCCGAAAGCAGAAGCTGCCGTTCCTCAGAAGGAAATAGTATACGTCGAGCGTGTAGTAGAACGCGTAGTGGAAAAAATTGTTACAGTTCCCGCTCGTGTACCAGCAGACCCCGAAGCGATCTTTGCAGATGTTAGCGATAAAGATCGTGAGTGCTTGGCGCTCAATGTTTATTTTGAAAGTCGCGGCGAAAGCCAAATTGGCCAAGAGTTTGTAGCATGGGTTACACTCAACCGTGTAACGAGTGGACAGTTCCCGATCACCATTTGTGATACAGTTTGGGAAAACATGCAGTTCTCTTGGACCCACGATGGTAAGAGTGATAAACCTGACGACAAACAAGCGTGGGCAGTAGCGCAATCGATTGCCAATGAAGTAATTGATGTATATGGTGTGGACAGAGATCCTACCGAAGGTGCTACATTCTTTCACGCTGACTACACTAACCCGTACTGGACCAAAAATGTACACAAAGTGGTTCAGATCGACAGCCACATCTTTTATAGTTATAGTGGTTGACCTCTCTAGTTTTCTGTTGTACTATATAACTTGTAGACGTTGAAGCAACGTGGACACATTCTGGACTCGGCTTCGAAGCCGACACCTCCACCACGGACACGCTAAAAATTGCCAAAGTGTTGGGCTATAATAAAAAACGCCAGTGCGTTGAACGCTAGTGTGTCTTTGATGGGGGTGAAATGGGATCGACAGGTGTGAAGATGACGTGGAGTTTACCGGATTGCCTCGTATCGGCTACTAAACTAAATGCAAATGAAAATTTCGCACCTAAGGCTTTTGCTCTAGCAGCATAAGTACTGTGGGTATGGTTCCACCTAGAAACAGAACGGACCACTTAACCATGTTTAAACAAATAGGATGAATACATGAAGACCTTTCTTATGACCGCCGCTGCTGTTCTTGCTCTTTCTGCTACCGCAGCTTCTGCTCTTGACTTTGGCAATGGCTTTGCTCTTGACAATGAAGTGTACACTGCGTATGAAGTGAATGCTGAATCGACCACTCTGACCTACACTGCTAACCTCAACTACGTGTTCGCCGAAGGCGCTGTCGCCTATGTTGAGACCGCTGTTGACTTGCAGGACATCGGCTACAATGGCGTTGAGCTCGGTGTGACCTATCTGCTTCCAGCTAATGCAGACATTCAGCTTGGCGCATACACCACCTACGATGCTGACTGGAACAACGATGAGATCGTTTTGGAAGCTACTCTTAGCTTCTAAGACTTGATACTATTAACTAGTTACATTATAAGCCACACTGCTCATACTGGCCAGTGTGGCTTTTTTATGTTCATTGTACAACTTTGCTGTTGACTTCAATGCAACATCTGTGTATAAAGGTGTTCCGTTCATAACAACAGGAACACATCATGGCGTTTTTTATCTACAGCGATAGCAACTCTGGTCCGTTCAACTATGCTCGTATGAAGTGCATTGATCCTACCAATGCTTGGAAACAACACCTCAGCAACTATTTCTATCTTCGCTTCATCCTCGACAAGTCTGATGACCGAGTCGAAAAATGGCAAGCAAACAAGGAAATGCAGATCGCTGAACGAAAAATGGCCTTCTGGGAAAAAAGTCCCGACTTCAAGAAAGATGTTGCTCAACAATACAGAGACCAGCAGAAAAAAGTTTGGAATTCTTAAAAATACTTTGGATGCCCTGTTGACTTCACGTCGACGGGGCATTATATTAAGTACAGCACAGAGGAGAGCTAAGATGTTTAAGGTAGAAAATAAAACGACCGGTGAAGTTGAGATTTGCGAATCTTTCGTGATGGCCGAGTTGATGGTATGTTCTTTGATAGTTGAAGGAGATGAAGACGAGGTTTTCATCAACGGTGTTCAGTATGAAATTATCGGTGGTTATCCTGAAATAAAGAAATAAGCTGTTGACTTCTTGCTGACGAAGTGTTATATTAATAGCAACAGAGGAGAGAACACGATGACAACCTTCACCCGCGAAAAGTTTGTAGAGCTGATCACCCGCAACGACGAAGTTGGAATGCACGCAATTGGTCGCGCTTTGGTGCACCTGTTCAAGCGTCAGACCGAAGCCGAGCGTGCTATCAACAGCACCGCTGTCCATAATGCTCGCGGGTTTACTCCTGCTGATGCTCGTGTTGGTTCGATCACTGCAAAGTATTACATCAAGAACAAGAAGCTGCTCGGCTGGCAGATGGAGCAGTGGACTGCAGCTAACGACAAGGGTCGTCTGCGTCTTGAGAAGTACTACCGTCAGATCGCAGAAGAAGTTTCTGCAAAGAAAGCAAACTAGGAGATGAAGATGATAAAGTTTCACGTGGAATGGGATCAGTGGTATCGTTGTGGGCGTCATGGTGATGACAAAGATTACGATCGCATGGTTCGAGTTTGTGAAACCATGACCGAAGCTCAAACCTTTGTTGATGAGCTGGTCGCAGGCAAGTATCGTGGGTTTCGCGATCTTGGAGTTTATTACAATGAAGTGACAATTACTGAAAAGTAACTGTTGACTTCACGACGACAAGCTACTATATTAGTATCATAGACACACACAGGAGACTACAAAATGGCTCACGAACTTGAAATCGTAAACGGTGTTGCTCAGATGGCTTATGCAGGCGAGACGCCTTGGCATGGTCTGGGTGTCAAGGTCTCGAACGATCTGACTCCCGAGCAGATGATGGATAAGGCTGGCCTTAACTGGGCAGTTGAGAAGAAGGATCTGACGATCGAAGGTACGAACATCAAGGTTCCTGGCCATCAGGCTCTGATCCGTTCGACCGACAACAAGATCTTGGATGTTGTTGGCGAAGACTGGAACCCTGTGCAGAACGAAGAAGCGTTCAAGTTCTTCTCCGAGTACGTACTTGCTGGTGATATGGAAATGAACACCGCTGGTTCGATCAAGGATGGTCGCAACGTGTGGGCTTTGGCTAAGGTCAAAGAGTCGTTCACGATCCTTGGCAGCGACCAAGTTGATTCGTATTTGTTGTTCAGCAACCCTCACCAGTATGGTAAGGCGATCGATGTTCGCTTCACTCCGATCCGTGTCGTCTGCAACAACACTCTGACGATGTCGCTGCAGTCTGCTTCGAAGAACCAAGTCAAGCTGAACCACCGTTCGGTGTTTGATGCAGAGACTGTCAAGACGACCTTGGGGATTGCTCACGAGAAGTTTGGCAAGTACAAAGAGATGGCAGAGTTCTTGGCTTCCAAGAAGTTCTCGGTCGACTCGTTGATCCAGTACTACAACGATGTGTTCCCTCACACGTACAACAAGGACAAGAGCGTCAAGGTGTCGAAGGTCGAAGATCTGACCAAGACTGCAAAAGCAGCAATGGCTGTTCTCGATACCCAGCCTGGTGCTAACTTGGGTGCTGGTACTTGGTGGCAGGCTTTCAACTCTGTCACGTATCTGACCGACCATGAGATGGGTCGTTCTGCAGATACTCGGATGGAGTCGGCTTGGTTCGGTATCAACCAGACTCGCAAGATCAAAGCTGCTCACAAGGCTGTGGAATACGCCACAGCCGCCTAAGCTCGAGTGCCTCCCCGACTAAATAAACAGAAAGGGAGGCACTTATGTACGAGTTTTCTGTTGACCTGCTAGAAAAAGCTCTGTATAGCTATACTGTGACCAGTTGCTACGGGGAATGGGATGACGACTTCTACCTCCAAGCATCTTACGAGTCATTCATGGACCCTACGCTAGCTGCGTGCATTGTAATGGATTATATCGATGAAGCCTGCCTCCCAATTTACGAAGAAAACTGTGCGAACTTTCGCGAGTTCTTTGATAAATACAAAACGCCACTGGATGGTGGGTATCCAATGGGCTGTTGACGGTTCAAAGGGTAACAAGTATACTATTGAGATGACGGATGATGGATTTGTTTGCGACTGTCCTGCGTTTAAGAAGTGCAAACATATCGATGCAGTGGAACAACAGATTGTGGAGGCTTGATGATGGGTTATGTAAACAACGAGAAAGAACCAGAGTTGGTGTTTGTTGGTAACGACGACCAAGAGCTGACCATGATTGCTCGCATGGTCAACAAGCTGAACGCTGATCTAGTTGACTCTGGCTTTGAGCAGTACAAATTTGACCTGGAGTTGAAAGGTGATAAAGCCTACATCAAACAGGTCTAACAGTTAGTGATGGTAATGATTGCAGGGGCGCTTATGCGCCCCTTTTTTGTTGTATAAATAGTACAAACTATTAATCATATGGGACCGCTATGTTGAAATTCACCAAATTCCTTACAGAACAACAAGAGCAGATTGCTGCTAGAGGCGTCAGTGCAAAAGCTCAAGCTGCTGAAAAATCTGCCTACAATAAGCTATTGGTTAGTACTGATGCTCAGTCACTTGTATCGCCTGCTGGCTTTGATGCCGGATTTCCAGACTTTGCTTTCCGTTTCAAGTTGTCGACAGGTAAAACAATCGATGTGCATATTGAATACAAAGCTGACTACAAGGCTCAGATGGGGTCGATGCGCGATTGGATCTTCGATGGTAAAACATTCTCAACACCCGACACGGGTAGCGAATCAAAGCAAGAGCTAATTTATATCCTGAACAACACTCCGCTTGCAATCCAGAATGGTAAGAGACTGCTTGGTGACTTGCAAACTTATTTTAGCAAAGATGTTAGTAAGATTTACTCTGGGTCGCTGACTGTAATTTCCGACAAAGCTGAGCGTAGAACTGCGACACAAAACTTTGCAAAGAATACTGACAACTATAGCATTGCAGCGATCTCTGACAACAAGCTGGGTGATCAGATTGTTAAGCACTACAAGACAAAGTTCAAGAAGAATTTGAAGGCTGGATCACAAGGTGCAATCCTATTAATGATGTTGAAAGATACGGTGTGGCTGGTTGATACTGATGGTAGTGTAACTGATGCAGACATGGCTGATCTCACAAAGCGTTTCAAGATTGACAAGTTTGACAAACTGGACAACTTGACAGCTAAGCTCGAAGTGAGAATCCAGCCTCGTGGTTTGAACAGCCCTGGCAAGCCAACATCGATTGACGTGATGGCAAGTTTCAGACTTGCAGGTGCTCCTCAAGGAGGAGGTAAGGTAATATAATGATAAACTTTTCAAACTTTATTACTGAGCAAAAGAACACTCATATGACTCATATTGAGGATAAGGTGATCTACGGTGGTGTCAATGGAACACGTGAAGCTATTATGGCTTTGCGAATGCTTCGTGACATGCTAAAAGGAACACATGAGGGTTCTGTCTCAGTTAAGTGGGACGGTGCTCCTGCAGTGTTTGCTGGGATTGATCCAACAGATGGTAAATTCTTTGTTGCAAAGAAGGGAATCTTTAACAAGAATCCTAAGGTGTACAAGACTGCTGCTGAGGTTGATGATGACACATCAGGTGATCTTGCAGTTAAGCTAAAGGCTGCTTTACACTATCTTCCTGAGCTTGGTATCAAAGGTGTTGTGCAAGGAGACTTCCTATACAGCAGCGAAGATATTGGGGACGAGATGATTGATGGCCAGCGCTATCTAACATTCCACCCTAACACAATTGTCTATGCTGTTCCGTATGACTCAGAAGCCGCTAAGACAATTCGCAAGTCAAAGATCGGTATTGTTTGGCATACTACATACAACGGCAATTCATTCGAATCCATGTCAGCGTCATACGGCGTTGATGTTTCACAATTTCATAAAAGCTCAAACGTGTGGTCTCAGGACGCAATGTTGCGTGATGTAACGAGAGCCACAATGAGCAAACAGGATACAGATACAGTAAATGAACTTCTTTCGCAAGCTGGTAAGCTATTTAACCAAATCAGTGGATCAACCCTCAGAGAACTCGAAGCTAACGAGCTCCTCGCCCAACACGTTGAAACCTACAACAACTCCTTTGTCCGAACAGGAACAATCATTACCGATACCCGAGTTCATGTTAACGGCCTTGTCAAGTGGATCAACAACAAGTACCAAAAAGAAATCGACTCGCGCAAAACCCCAGCAGGAAAAGCAACTGTCGGAGCCAAGCTCCAAACCCTCCTCAACTTCTTCTCGGAAGAAAACAAAGCCAGCCTCGTAAAGATGTTTGAGCTACAAAAAGTCATTGTGCTGGCTAAACTAAAACTTATAAATACTCTCAATAAGTTACAGACTATTGATACTTTTGTTAAGACTCGTAATGGATTCAAGGTAACAGGGGCCGAAGGCTATGTTGCTATTGATAAACTTGGTGGTGATGCGGTAAAGATTGTTGATAGAATGGAATTTTCGTTCAACAACTTCTCGCCTGATATATTAAAGGGATGGGATAAACCAGGAAGAAAATAATGGCAAAAAAACTAGATTTTAAAGACTTTTTAACTGTTGATTATGCTCCAGGAATGGACCCTTTGATTAAAAAAGCTGCTAAGAAGCGCAAGAGTGATGAGACTGAAACGTCTGGCCCAAATGAAGCTGTTGAAGTGCTTGACGAAGCTCTAAATGCTCAGCAGCGTAGAACACGTGCAATGGGAATGAAACGCATCGCAGCAAAGATTGCCCTTGGCCGTGATCGCGCAGCGCGTAGATTTGCCGATATGCCTCGCTTGCAGAGTCGTGCACACAGGGAAGCAAGATCGTTTGTGTTTAAACGTCTATCAAAGGGACGTTCAAAAGAAGATATGTCTTTCCAACAGCGTCAAGAAATTGAAAAGCGTATGGACACTCCTGCAATGAAAAAGCGTATTGACCAACTAGCGACAAAGTTGTTGAAGAAGGTCCGCGCAGCAGAAGTTCAACGTCACCAAAATAGTGGGCAGCAAACAAAAAATGATTAATCGTTTTAGCCAGTTTTTAGTGGAAGAAGAAAAGGTGGTTTACTTTACCTTTGGTAGAATGAACCCGCCGACTAATGGTCATGGTAAACTGCTAGAAGCGCTGGCGTCGAAAGCTGGACGCAACCCATACAAGATCTTCCTATCACAGTCGAATGATCCTGCAAAGAACCCCTTATCATACTCAGACAAGATCAAGCACGTTCGCAAGATGTTTCCAAAGCATGCGCGCAACGTAATGATCAACAAAGATGTACGAACGGCTATTGAAGCTGTTGTTGCTCTGTACGATCAAGGGTTCCGTAAGGTTGTTATGGTTGTTGGATCAGATCGCGTCACAGAGTTTGATACACTACTGCAGAAGTATAACGGCAAAGAAGCTCGTCACGGTTTCTATAACTTTGCTGAGATCAAAGTAATCTCTGCTGGTGAACGTGATCCTGATGCTGAGGGCGTTGAGGGGGTATCTGCATCTAAGCAACGTGCTTATGTTAAAGAGAATGACTTTATTGGATTCTCCCAAGGTGTTCCATCAACCATGTCGACTAACGATGCTCGTAGATTATTCAATGATGTTCGTAAGGGTATGGGTCTTTTAGAAGAGACACACTTCAAACACCACGTTAAACTAGCATCTGTAAACGAGACTCGTGAGAAGTATGTCAAGGGTCAGCTATTTAACATTGGTGATCAAGTTATCATTAAAGAGTCTGACGAGGTTGGAACAGTTACTGTTCTTGGATCCAACTACTTGATCGTTGAGACTGCTGATGGTAGAAAGCTACGCAAGTGGCTGGATAAGGTTGAGTTGGTTGAGAAGAAGACTGACAAATGGTATAAGAACCAGCCAGAGTGGGGCACACCAGAAGCTACTAAGAAAGCAAAGGTTGTTACTCCTGGTCAAGGTGTAAAAGAAGAATCTAAGGGGCTGTGGTACAATATCCAACAGCGCCGTAAAAAGGGATTACCAAGGTTGAAGCCTGGTGACAAGAATTATCCCAAAACGCTAGACATAGAAGAGAGTGGTAGATGAAGTCATTCTTTGACCTTAGTAGAAAAACAGTAGTAGAGTCTGCAGACGGTTTAAGTCAGTGGCAAAATAAAGAGCCTGTAAAGTATGTAAAGCATCTTTCAAAGTTTTTTGGCCAACCCGAAGAACTAACCAATAAGAGAGCTATATGGTATAATAAAGACGGGTTCAAAAGAATTGAAATTTTGGATGAGTTTATATTACACACTTCCCCATTACCACATTATGATTATGTCTATTCGTATGTAGATATTAAAGTGCCACATGAGTTGTCTGACGATTTAGCTATGAGTAGTGAAAGTATATTGATTGATCATTTAAAGGGTGAGGTTGGCGGGCGTTGCGCTAGTCTAAGTGCTAATGCTGCAACAATTCAGTATGTCATAGATGTTGTTGAGGGTAACGTAAAACCATCAAAGGCTGAATATGAAAAACGAATCAAAGCTATGCATGCAATGTTTGACAGTGGTAAGACATATAAACTAGATTGGTGGCCTGATGAAACAAAGGACACAGATCCTAATAACAAGTATTATAAAGAGGAAATTTATATGAAATTGTTTTTTGAACTGAGAGAAAAGCATCTTACCCCTGCTGAGATGAAGAAGCGTGAAGAAGTTGCAAAAGCAATGTCCCGCGACAATCCAAATATGCCTATGGGTAAGAAGATGGCAATTGCTACAGCTACTGCTAAGAAGGTTGCTGAGGCAAAAGATCCTGGGGAGTACGACTACGAAGGGGACATGGCAAAGAACAATTTGAAAACAATTTGCCGTGCATCTGGCGAAATGGCTGACATGCTAGATGAGAACACAAATCTTCCAGAGTGGGTACAATCAAAGATCACTCTTGCTGAGGATTACATTTCATCAGCTTACAACTACATGATGAGTGAAGCAGAAGAGATGGACGAGGGTACTGAGGATGTATCTTCTGTGGGTAGTAGATCGCTAGCTCGTATTGCTAACACTGTAGGCCATCCTGGAGCTGCGGCGGCAAAGAATGAGCTAGCCCGTCGCCGGATGAAGAATGAAGAAACAAAACTTAATGAAATTTCAAAGGGCACACTTGGTAAGTATATCAAGTTGGCCGGACACGATCGTGAACAGCGTCTAAAGAGTGCTGACAAACTTGCTAATGTGGGTCACAACATAAAGAGTAACGATCCTGAGCATGCTAACAAACTATTCACCAAAGCTGGTAGAGAGTTTGAAAAGGCTGCTAACAGAAAAGCTGGTATTAACAAGGCAGTTAACAAGTTGGTTGGTGAAGAAGTTGAACTTGGTGAAGCCAAGCCAGGACTCTATGCAAATATTAATGCTAAGAGAAAGCGTATTGAAGCTGGATCTGGTGAACGTATGCGTAAGCCAGGAAGCAAAGGTGCACCAAGCACAAGCGATTTTAAAGACGCAGCAAAAACCGCTATAAGAAAGCATAAAACATTCACAGAAGCTAGTGAAGATTATGTTTACAAAACACAATCGGCTGCAAGAAAAGCATTTAAAGAAAATGATAGAATGCGCAGATCCGAGGGTGGAGCTAAATACAGTATAGATGATGCAGAAGAGGCTTTTGCTGACATGGTTTCTTATTGGATTAAAGATAAGTACGTGCCTAAAACTGCTTCAAACTGGACATTGTACTAATGTTAAGATTTAAAACATTTACTGAGGCAACATATCAAGGAAAGAAGGTTGCATTAAACAAACCTTCTGCTGGGGATGTAAAAAAGTCAAAAGTATTTGTTGATGTTGATGGTGATGGTAAGGCTACTAAAGTAAACTTCGGCGATCCAAATATGACTATTAAGAAGGATAACCCTGCTCGTCGACGCTCGTTTAGAGCTAGACATAATTGTGATGATCCAGGTCCAAAGGACAAAGCGCGCTATTGGTCTTGCAAAGCCTGGTAGCATAAATAACCACAAATTCTATGGGAATCACAAAATGACTGATATAAACGAATCAAGACTAAACAGAATTGAAGATAAAATTGATAGATTGGCTGATGCATTGGTATTAATTGCTCGAACAGATGAAAAGCTAATCTCGATGGAACAGAAGTATGCTGCTCAATACGAGCGTCTGAATCGGTTCTCTCAAAAAGTTGATGAAATAGAAAAGCTAGTAGAATCTAACAACCAGACTGTTGTATTGGTCAACAAAGTTGTTGGAGCAATCGCCATCGCAGCAATCGGTGCGTGGGCAACCCAGTACTTCATGTAAGGATATAAAAAATGAAGACACAAGACATTAGAAACATGGGACTTGCTTACCTCGAAGTCCTAGAAGGCAAAGATAGTGCAGCTAGAAGAGCTCAGAAGGCAGCTTGGGACGCAGAGGATAATGCGGTCCTAGCTAAAGCTCACGCAGTTAACAAGCATGGTCACGATCACGTTGGTCAAGAAGACGATGATGTCAACAATGACAAGAAAACGGACAGCACCGACAAGTATCTGTTAAACCGTCGTAAGGCAATCTCTGCAAACATCCGCAAGGAAGAGACAGAGGAAGTTGATGAAGCAGCAAAAGCACAAACACTATCTGCTCTTACTGGAAAAGCATCTCCAATTGATGATTACGCAGACATGATTGCCAAATTTAAAGCAAAGGGTGGCAGCGTAACTAAAGTGGCATCAAAAGAACTTGATGATAAAGAAAAAGCAAAACTAAGCGCTACGTTTGGAAAAACTGGTGGTAAAGGTGGTTCGGCCATGGCTACTGGTGAATTTGCATCTATGAATAAAAGAGATGCAAAATATAATGCAAAGCAAGCTAATGCTCGTAAAAAATCAATGGGTATGAAAGAAGAAGCTGATATTGATGAAGCTAAAAAGGCAAAACCTGGCCACAATGCTTCAGTGATGGCAAAGAATATTGACAAAGTTCTTGCAGCAGTGAAAAAAGAAGAAATTGAGCTTGATGAAATCTCTGCTAACACTCTTGGTAAGTATTCTATCAAGGCTGCTCAGCAACGTGGCTCAGATAAACGTGTAGCTGGTCAAAAGATGGCTGATGATAAAGTTCGTAAGAAGTATGGATATTCATCATCTGCAAAGGTCGCAGCAGAATCTACAGAGTGGCCAGTCTTTGCACGCATTCAAGAAAAGCTAACGCTACCTTCGTATAAGGTATCTGGCACCGGTGATGATCCACACGAGGTCACAGTAAAGTTTGCTACAGACCCACACACTAAGGGTGCTACTGCTCCTGAGAAGATCGACTCAAAGGCATCTGATGGTGAGAAGGATTGGGTTAAACTTCATGGTGGTCTAAATGGTAATGAATCTGGCATCAATGCAAAAGATTATACTGCCAAGAATGCTATTGCTCACACAAACAACGTTAAGGTTGCTCCTGGCCGTCATAATGATCAAAAGATTGGTGACAAAGCTCCATTGAAGTCTAAGAGCTAAGTATATTGCCGGACTGCTAACATCTGCAATGTAATTATACCCCGATTGGTCAAAAAGACAACATGAAAAATTTTGAATTGACAGAAGAAAACCTCTTGATCTACGCTGCTAAACACTATTACAATCCTAAGTTTATAGATGCAGAAGAGTTTTACGAAGACCTAAAACGCTTTAAGTATATCAAGAGGCTTCTCAATCGCTACGAAGAAACAGGCAAAATATCTGAGCGATTAATTATCAATCATCTAATTGTTGTCTTCAACGTATTTGGAATTGAGGCTGGTTTAAAAATTCTAGAGCTAAAGCTAGATAAACAGTACTGGCCTCAAATCAAACCCTTTCTAATATTCCTTCGATATATTCGCAACGATCAGTACACCAGTATTTCTATGGATCAGGTTGTTGTTGACGCACTAAGGCAGATATAATGTCTCTATTAAAACGAGCTGGCGACCTCTTTTACACATTCCGGTTTCTCAAATTACTTGTAACTAAGTTTGAGGATACTGATGCGTTTAAGATGGGAATTATTGATAAAGATGGTAAGCGAGTCAAGAGTGTCCAGATCACAACGCCTGAACAGCGAGATGTTTATACTGCATTCCATAGACTCGTTTACAACATCAAAAAGATACTGAATAAGGTTCCTGGAGGCAGCACTACCATTGGAACATATGCCGCCGCTCTATACTTGTTAAAAGAGCGCTACGGCGTGTCTGAACCGCATATAGAACGAGCACTAAAACAATTTGGAATAGACCCACTTGACTTCTTAGTTGAGCAATCGCAGTGGTTTATTTTAGAACATGGCCGCCTGTCGCCTGGTAACTACAAGCTGCAAAATGATAAAGTTGTTAATTCAACAATAGATGATGTTGTCAAGGCAAAAGATTGTGTGCGAGTTGATGAAAATTGTTACCCAACTGGAATGTTGTTTGGCCTAAATATCTACGAAGCAACACACATTAAGACCAATCAAAAAGTCTATGTTACTACATCGGAGCTGTTAAGATGAAACCAGTAGATGAAGAGCTTCTTAATGAAGCTATCAGCGCAGATTCTAAAATAGACTTGCAAAAAATAATTGCTATGTATAAAAAAACAAGGCCAAGCGATGTAAAAGGTGCAGCAGCGAGAGATAGAGAACTTGAAGTTTATAAAATGCGCATAGCCAATGGCATGACATTAGCGCAAGTGGCAAAAGAATTAAATATTACTGCGGCCCGAGTTAGACAAATTGAATTAAAAGCTCTCAGTAGATTTAAAAAAATTACTGACAAGTTGAAAGAAGACGCCCCAGCAACATCAGTCGCCAATAATTCTGTTGACTTATCGCCTGGAGTTAAGCAAATTGTAATGACAGATCGCCGCTACGATCCTAGAAAGCCTCCTGTGCTTCTAAAGAAATTCAGAAAATACATCGAGAAGTAATATGATGAGAATTTACATCGCTTTGGCAGTTGTGGCAATTGTGTCTGCAGTATCGTTTGCAGGTTATAAGTATGTCACCAACATGCAAAACACCATTATAACTCTAACAGCTAACAATCAACTACTTACCAACACTGTAGAGACTCAGCAAGAAACAATTAAACGCTCACAACTTGCAGCACGTCAATCGCAAGAGACCGCAAGAGTGTTAACTGTAAATCTACAAGAAGCTGAACAAGGGTTGGATGAGCTGAAACAAAAATTGACAAACCACGACTTAACCAAGTTGACAATTGCTAAGCCTGGTTTAATAGAAAATAGGATTAACAATGCTACTCAAGAACTTTTTGATAGGCTTCGCTCTGATACTGGCGCTAACTAGTTGTTCTGCGCCTGACCCACAAGTGGTTGTTGAGACACAATATGTCGAGCGAACCATACCTACACAGCCTCGTCCAAAGCCAGTACAGTTGGCGGATGTTCAGTGGTATGTTGTCACTGAAAAAAACCTCGAAGAATTCCTAAAAACGTTTGAAAAAGAGAATGGACCTGTTGCCTTTATGGCTATATCTGTGCGAGGATATGAGAATCTATCCTTGAACGTGCAGGAGCTGCGTAGATACATCAATCAGCAAGGACAACTGATTGTATACTACGAAACAATGGCTGTTGAACCTACAGAATAAAAATATATTTTGCCCTGCACAAACACCTGTTGTGCAGGGCGCACTTTTTCTATATAATAGTTCAATAACATAATCAACATAAGGTCGTATCAATAATGGTTGAGTACGTAGTTAAACGGGACGGGTCGAGAGAGCCGTTTGCCCGAGAGAAAATTGTTGTCGCTGTCGAGAAGGCGATGAAATCTATCAAGATCTCTAGTAAGAGTCTTCCCAAGGAAATTGCAGACGAGGCAGTCAAGCGTCTCGAAGGTGAAGAAGTTGCAGAAGTGAACAACATTCACAAGACTGTTGAAAATGTTATTATGGATATGGGTATTCACAATCTGGCGCGTGAGTACATCGTCTATCGCGCAAAGAACATGCCAGACATCTTCCGTAAGCGTCAGAACCTCAAGCCATATGAATATCCACAGTTGATTGAGTATCTCGAAGCTATCCGTCACTCGTACTGGATTCATACCGAGTTCAACTACTCTGGTGACATCCAAGACATGAAAGTCCGACTGACACCAGAAGAAGCAGATATTGTTAAGCGTGCAATGCTTGCTATCTCTCAGATCGAAGTTCAGGTAAAGACATTCTGGACCAAGATTGGTGATAGAATGCCAAAGCCAGAAGTGCAAGCTGTTGGTGTAACATTTGGTGAGTCTGAAGTTCGTCATGCTGATGCATACTCTAATTTGATTGAGATGCTTGGCTTGAACAAGGACTTTGAAAATCTTGTTGAAGTTCCAGCAATCAAGAAGCGTATGGCTTATCTCGAGCAGGCTATGGTAACTCCTATCGAGAATAAAGACTACTTCCACAACATCATCCTGTTCTCAATGTTTGTAGAGAACGTCTCGTTGTTCTCACAATTCCTAATTATGATGGCGTTCAATAAGCACCGCAACGTGCTCAAGGGTATCTCAAACGCTGTTGAAGCTACTTCCAAAGAAGAAGATGTTCACGCTCGCTTTGGTTTCGAGCTTGTTAACATTATTAAAGCAGAAAACCCATCGTGGTGGGACAAAGAAACTATCCAAGCAATCAACTCACTTGCTAAGGATGCCTTCAAGGCTGAATCTGCAATTGTTGATTGGATCTATGGCAACACCGATCTTGACTTCTTGCCTAAGGACACCGTCAAGGAGTTCCTCAAGCATCGGTTTAACCAGTCGCTTAATGCTATTGATTTGAAGAGTATCTACGAGGTTGATCCAAAGGCAATCGTTGACACAGAATGGTTTATAGATGAGACTTTGAGCACAAAGAACGTTGACTTCTTCGTTAAGAGAAGCACAGCATATTCCAAAAAGACTAAATCATTCACAGAAGACGATCTATTTTAAGGAGAAACGAATGGCATTTGATTGGCTTAATGATCAATCACGCGCATTCCTCTCACGTGGCTATTTGTTAGAAGGACAGACAGCCGAGCAACGTGTAAGGATTATTGCGGACACAGCAGAGAAGCATCTTGGTATCAAGGGCTTTGCTGATAAGTTCTACGACTATATGGGGCGAGGGTTCTATTCCCTCGCTTCACCAATTTGGTCTAACTATGGCACTGACAGAGGACTTCCTGTCTCTTGCTTTGGATCGTACATTGACGATCATATGGAGTCTATCCTTCATGGCACCGCTGAAAACGGTATGCTAATGAAAACTGGGGGTGGCACATCAGGTTACTTTGGTGCCGTGCGTCCTAGAGGTGCTCCTATTCGCAATAACGGTGAATCTTCTGGTTCAGTACACTTCATGGAGCTGTTTGATAAGCTAGCTTCCGTGATCTCGCAAGGCAATGTTCGTCGTGGATTCTTTTCTCCTTACCTACCAATCGATCATAAAGATGCTGATGAGTTTCTCGATGTTGGCACAGAAGGTCACCCTATCCAAGGTCTAACAACTGGTGTTACTGTATCTGATGCGTTCTTGGAGCGCATGAAGGCAGGTGAGCCTGAGGCTCGTCGTTTGTGGGCTAAGGTTCTACAGAGACGTTCTGAGGTTGGCTATCCATACATCTTCTTCTCTGACAATGTAAACAAAGGTAAGCCAGACGTCTACAAAGATCATATGATGACAATCTGGGCATCTAATATGTGTACAGAGATTGCATTACCATCGTCAGTAGATGAGACATTTACTTGCGTGTTATCTTCGTTGAATCTGGTTATGTGGGAAGAGATTGAAAAGACAGACGCTGTCGAAGCTCTAATCATGTTCCTTGACACAGTTGTTACTGAGTTTGTTCAGAAGACAGAGGGCATGAAGTACTTTGAACGTGCTCGTCGTTTTGCTGAACGTCACCGTGCTCTTGGAGCTGGTGTGCTTGGTTGGCATTCGTTCTTGCAGTCGAAGATGATTGCATTTGAGTCTGCAGAAGCCGCTAAGTTGAACCTTCATATTGCCAAGACTATTCGCGCACGTGCTGATATAGCATCTGTTGCATTGGCTGCTAAGTTTGGTGAGCCTGAGCTGTTAAAGGGATACAGTCGTCGTAACACAACTCTTCTTGCTATTGCACCAACCAAGTCCAGCAGCTTTATACTTGGTCAGGTTTCTCAGTCGATCGAGCCAGAGTTCTCTAACTGCTATGTTAAGGATCTTGCAAAGGCAAAGGTAACTATCAAGAACCCATACTTGACTAAGTTGCTACAAGAGAAGGGTCAAGACACTCACGAGGTGTGGGACTCAATCAAGAACATGGACGGATCTGTTCAGCATTTGAACATCTTGACTCAAGAAGAAAAAGATGTGTTTAAGACGTTTGCAGAGATTGATCCTGAGGCAATTATCACTCAGGCAAGCGTCCGTCAAACATATATAGATCAGGCGCAAAGTATCAACCTCATGCTTGATCCCGACACGCCTGTAAAGGAAATTAATGCTCTTTATTTGCTTGCGTGGAAAATGGGTATCAAGAGTCTGTATTACAGCTTCTCAATGTCCAAAGCCCAATCACTAACACGTAAGCGAGTAATGAGCCAAAGTTGTGCTGCGTGCGAGGGATAAATGGAAGAAGAATACTACGGTATATGTGATAATTGCGACGTTGAAACACAGGTTATGGTAGTTAATGAAGAAGAAGTTCCACTATACTGTCCAATGTGTGGATGTGGAGTGGAATTTGAAGCATTGAACGATAAAAAATAAAGCAACTAAATAGCCTTGTGGAAACATGAGGCTATTTTTTTATGTGGTATTACGAAGGCAAACAATATACAGAAACTCCAGAGGACTATCAGGGGTTTGTATATGAAATCCTCGAACATGATACTGGTAAGCGTTACATTGGTAAGAAGTTCTTTTGGAAGCCAAAGATTCTCCCTGTAACTAAAACACGCAAGCGCCGTATAAGAACTCGAGCAGAGTCTGACTGGCGAGACTACTACGGATCTTCTGCAGAGGTGAAATTCCTTGTAGAACAGAAGGGTGTTGACAATTACACTAGAACAGTGCTAAAATTGTGCAAGACAAAAGGTGAATGCTCTTACTATGAAGCCAAGCTACAGTTTGAAAAAGATGTGCTGCTTCGCGACGACTACTACAATGAGTTCATCGGCTGTAAGATCCACTCAAAGCACCTAAGGAAAGATAATGATTCTGATTGATTATAATGCTATTGCTATCAGCAATATCGTGACACAAAAGCTGGCATTGGATGAAAATCTCATCCGACATATGATTCTCAACTCTATCCGCATGTATCGTAAGAAATACTTTCGTGAGTTTGGTGAGGTTGTTATCACTAGCGATGGTAGCAACAACTGGCGTTATGAGGCTTTCCCTCAGTACAAAGCGAAGCGCAAAGAAGCTCGCAAAGATTCCAAGATGGATTGGAAAGAAGTATTCCGCATCACCAACAAGGTGTTTGAAGAGCTTCAAGAAAACTTCCCATACAAAGTAGTTATGAATGATCGGTGTGAAGCTGATGATGTAATTGCTCAGCTTGCACTCAGCACTCAGGTTGACTTTGGTCACATTGAGCCTGTAATGATTATTTCGTCTGACAAAGACTTTGGTCAGTTGCAGAAGTATTCCAACATTCGTCAGTACTCGCCGATGTTGAAGAAAGAGATTAAGGTTGAGAACCCTCGGTTGCAGCTTATTGAATTGATCCTCAAGGGCGACCAAGCTGATGGCATCCCTAACGTAATGTCAGCAGACGATTCATTCACTCAAGGGATTCGTCAGACCCCTCTACGCCAAGCTAAGATTGATGAGATCATCAAAGAGCTTGATGATGGTGAATTGCTGTATGCAGCATCTTGGTATCGCAATTATCTTCGTAACAAGAAGCTAATTGACCTTACAGAAACGCCAAAAACACTAAAAGAAGAAATTATAAATACTTTTGAACTGCAAGGCGACAAGTCTGACAACAAGAAGAAAGTGTTGAAGTACTTGATTGCAAATGATTGCACTAACCTAATTGAAGTGATTGGAGATTTTATCTAATGAATAACAGCGTAAACTGGTACATCCACGAGGTTCTTGAACAAGTGGACAAAGCTACAACAAAAAAAGAGAAGATTGAAATTCTCCAAAAACATGATTCGATGGTTTTAAAGAATGTTCTTATTGGAACATTTGATGATGCAATTGAGTGGAATATTCCTGATACACCGCCACCGTTTGTTCCTGCAGATGAGCGCTATGCTCCGTCATCACTTCAAAAACAATTGAATCAGTTAATCTATTTTATTAAAGGTAATAAGGGTGATAAACTGTTGAAAGTCAAACGCGAAACTATGTTTATTCGCTTGTTGGAATCAATTCACCCAAAGGATGCTAATATTGTATTAGCTATGGTGGCTAAAAAGCTACCAGTAAAAGGTCTAACCAAGGCATTAGTTAAGGAGGCTTTTCCAACGCTAATCCAAAAGTAACAGTCAATAACCAATAGGAGATTGCATGACTGCTCAGCTCGAAAGACTAATCGAAGATTCAAATCAACTCCAAGCCTATATTCAAAAGGTTGAAAAGATGGGCAAACCAGATCTCGTGTCAAAACTAAGTGTAAAACAAGAATTCTTAAACCGAACCATAGCTGAGTTCAGACAACATAATATGCAATAAGGAGGCAATGGTCAGCTAGCTGACCGGCTAGCTGACTTTTAAATAAGGAATAATAATGCCTACTTACACGATGAAAAATATAGAGACAGGTGAAGAGCAGACACTAATCCTGTCTCTGCGCGAAAGAGAAGAGATGCTAGCATCAGGACTATTCGAGCAACAACTGTCTACACCAGGTTTTGTATCAATGGCCGGCGGCACGTTATCTAAAACAAGTGGCGACTGGAAAAATTTGATGACAAAAATCAAAAAAGAAGCGGGACGTAACAATACGGTGAAAGACTAGAATGACAAGAGTTACAAAAAGAGTTAAAGCTGCCAACATTAATCCAACAGCAGATTGGCTAGCAAATATTGAACCCATTACTGCAACACAGCAAAGAGTGTTTGATAGTTGGGAAGATCAAAACAATTTGGTTCTAGCTGGATCAGCAGGTACAGGTAAGACGTACATCGCAATGTATCTTGCGCTTAGAGATATACTGAAGTACGATTCAATCTACGATCAGCTCGTTATGATCCGATCTGTTGTGCCAACTCGCGACATGGGGTTCTTACCTGGCACTCAAAAAGAAAAAGAAGATGCGTATCAGTCCCCGTACAAAGCAATCTGCAGTGAGCTATTTGGTGATCCTGCAGCTTATGCTAAGCTCGCTGGGACAAAAAAGATCCATTTTGAGTCAACATCATTCATTCGAGGGTTGACTTTCAACAACAGTATCCTTATAGTAGACGAGATGCAGAACCTCAACTTCCACGAGTTGGATTCTGTGATTACACGTGTAGGTAAGAACTGCAAGATCATCTTCTGTGGCGACTATCGTCAATCTGACTTCAAGAAGGAAGATGAGAAGAATGGAGTTGTAACATTCTTGTCAATTATTGAACGGATGAACCACTTTGAGATTATCAACTTTGGTTGGGAAGACATCGTTCGTTCTGGTCTTGTTCGTGACTACTTGATGACAAAAGAGATGATGGATATTGAATGATTACAATCTACGGTACAGAATGGTGTAGCTATTGCTTGAAAGCAAAGATAATTGCGCAGCAGTATCAGCTTGACTTTGAGTTCAAAGATGTGGACAATGATCAAACAAAGCAAGAGCTGAAAGCGCTCTTGCCCGACTACAAGACTATCCCTCAGATATGGTGGCACGGAAACCATGTTGGAGGTTATGACGACTTTGTCCGTGAATTGGAAAATACTGGTAGTTTTGGTCAAGATAAGTTCTGAAAGGTGAAATAGCTTTACGATGGCTAAATTTGGTCGCTTTGATCCTCGCAATAAGAAAGATGGTCGGAACAAGCAAAAGTCTTTGTATAAAGACATCCGCATTCACGAAAACGACAAGGATCGATACAGAGGAAACGTGTACCACCTAGTCATCTTTGATGAATTGGTTACATTTGAAAAGAGGTTTAATGATGAAGACGAATCTGTTTGAATTGCTACAAATGCGCTACGAATGGGAAGAACTTGTACGTTCTTTCAAATTAGGCGACAAATCTGGACACCTAGATAGTCTCAAGAGATTTGTACAGGCTGGCCATAAAGCCAATCGCTTTCGTGATGGATATGCCCGCGCTGTGGAAATCGCTAACTTAATTATAGCGGAGTGTCCAGATGAACGCGAAGAGATTGCAGCCGGATCTAAATAAAGATGGGCTACTAACAGACTCAGAGCTCAGTCGATCAGAACGGTTGACTGAGCTCGATCTTAGAAACGAAAAAGCAGACGCACAAAAACATATGGCGTGGGTGGCAATGTTCTCCATGATAGTGTTTACTATTGTGTTATTTAGCCCCTTAGTGTCGGATATTAGAGTATCAGCTCTTGCCGATCTGCTGGGGCTTTTTTACATTGCACAGGCTGGTGTTGTCGGTGCTTATTTTGGAATGACTGCATGGATGAGCAAGTGAAAAGATTAATTTATCAAGTATATGTCGGCAAGAAATCAGCGTTGTACGATCATTGTACTGCGTCTGTAAAAGAATATTGTAAGCGTCACAATATTGACTACGTTGTGCAGACTACTCCTATTCTGTTTATTAGACCGGATCCTTTTACAAGTAACAGGTCAGCAGAGTGTCAAGCAAGACCTCTGCCCCTCCCAATCTTCGAGAAAGAAAATGCGTTCAACTATCTCAAAACTTATGACCAAGTTGCTATCATTGACAGCGACATTTTTATTCGACCTGATGCTCCCAGCATTTTTGATGCTGTTGATCCTAAAGTGGATTTCGCCGGTGTTGTAGAACGTCAGATGCCAATCACAAAAGAGTATGCAGCTAAGATTGCTAATTACTCGCAGATGCAGTATTCTTCTATCCGCAACGTTGATTGGAAGTGGAACGATCTTGGAGGTGAGTTTATCAACATGGGTGTAATGATAATGAATAAATCATTGCTAAAATATCTTAATGGAGAAACACCTCTACAATTCCTTAGCCGCCCACGATTCAAGCCATTTGTTGATGGACAGGGTACATGGAAATGGTCGACTGACCAGACATTGTTAAACACGTGGATCAGAGAGGAGAAGATGCATGTTCAGCACCTCGACTGGAAATGGAACGGTCTATATACAGCCAACACCAAGATCAAAGAGTGCTACTTTGTTCACTTCTTCTTGAAAGATAAGCTACCTAACCGTGGTGAGAATGTTGAACAGTTGATGAAAGACATTCAATGAGCAATTTAATTTATCAAGTTTGGACCGGCAATCTTACAGAAGAGTGTAGAGTTAGCAGCAAACTTATGAAGCAGTACGCTGACCGTATTGGCGCGGAATATATGTTAGATGTTAATCCAAACATTGCTAGCAAGCTGTGTGATGTTCCAGTGTACTTTGAATGGTTGAATCCGCTTATTGATGATAAGTTCTTAAAGTATGATAAGATCTTGTCTGTTGACTTAGATGTGTTTCCTGTCGAAGGACTGACACAAAACATCTTTGATGAAGAGATTGGTGACATTGGAATCTGCACAGAACGATTTCAAGGAAAGTATAGAGCATCAACAACTACTGGCGGATCAATTAATAGACATAATGATGAGCGTTGGGCAAAGGTTATAAAGAATAAGTGGGGTGTTGATTTGCCCCGAGATAAAGATAATTACCTCAAGGTGTACAATGCTGGAATGGTTATGTTCTCAAATGCTGGTATATTAAAAGCTAAGAGCTGGCCAACATTTCAAGAATACATCAATCTTATTAGATCAAATGGTTTTGGTAGATTCTATTGGGTCGATCAAAACTATTTTCACGCGATGATCTGTTGTAACAAAGATATTAATTATGTTGAAATGGATAATGGTTGGAATGCACAGATCCATTACGTCAGAGGTCCTCTAGCTCTAACTCACGGGTCTGTTAATGATGAGAGAGACCAAAACACCAAATTTGTTCACGTTCAAATGAGTGGCTTGAAGTGGGATGAAAATGGACTTTACGATATAGTCAACAAACCAAAAGCCAATTGGGGTTTCAAATATTAATTATGAAGAATATTATTCTACAACATTTTAATGGCACTTTGGGTGAGCTCGAGAATTTGTCAGTAGCAAATATTCAGCAATATGCTAAATTTGTCGAAGCTGATTATAGACTAATTACAGGTAAGCCATTTAACGTAAACTTAACAGACCCATGTCAAAAAATGCATATGCTGCATAAAGAGTTTGATGATTACGATACTGTTCTTATGCTAGATATTGATATGTTCACTCCTCGTGGAAATACTGATAACGTGTTTGAAGAAGTTGGTGTCGGTCTGTTTGAACCATTCCAAGAAAACTTGCGTAGAAAATTTATAGATCAATATCCAGCCCTTGGAAGCATCCATGCACCATACTGGGGAGGAGCGATCTACAAATTATCTAAAGATCTTAGACTAAAGCTGCGCGAGCAGATGGATGGTCGAGACAATTCGTGGATGCAACATTCATTGGTTCAATTTAACAAAAGATTCTATTTTGAGGATGAGGGGATAATACATACGTTGGCCCAGATGGCTCAGATTTCATCTGTCAATGCTGCAATAAATCCAAAGTGGTGTCAGAATAGCTACTCACCGACTCTACAAAAATCAGGATTGATTCACATTAGAAAGGGCACTGGTGTGCCTGGTTTTGAAAGAACCAAAATTGAAAACTATAATATTCTGGTGCAGAAAGGTATGATATGAAACATTTAGCATTCTCAGAGGAGAATCATATGAACAACAGAGTAGAAGGGTCAAGTTATGTTAACAGCTAATCTGGATGGCGTAAAAAACTTTGAAGAATTTTATCAATCTATTCGTAGCCAACAGGAAAAAGCTCATGGGCATGATTACTGCAATCACCATGATGCAATTGTCAAGTATCTAAAGCCTGGCCAGCACTACAAAGAGCTTGGAACACACCAAGGTGCGACCGCCGCTGCTGCATTGCGAGCAGGGGCTGCAAAAGCAACTCTTGTTGATTGGGATATGCAAAAGTTTGACAGCAATCGTAAGTTGTTTGAAAATTATTGTCTCGAAAAGAACATTGAACTGGTTGTGATTAAAAATGATTCACATTCATTAGCCACTGTCAGTGAATGTGATGTGTTGTTGATTGATACTATGCACAAATACCATCACCTTCAACAAGAGCTAAAGCTTCACGCACATATGGTTAACCACTTTATCGTGTTGCATGATACCAAATCAGCTCCAGATCTACATCGAGCCGCTGAAGAGTATTGTGTAACGTCTAATTGGAAAATTGTAGAACGCAATACTAATAATGTTGGTTATACAGTAATGGGAAAATCATGAGTAGAAAAATCTTTGTTAACCTAGGTGCAGGTAGTGGATCTGACATCGAAGGCTTTATTAATTTGAGTCTAGACAACAAGCAGTTTGAAATTTTTGCATTTGAATGTAACCCAAACCTAATTGCTAACTTAAAGACAACATATCCATCAGTTAACGTAATGGAGTTTGCTGCATTTGACGTTGGTGGACCAGCTAAGCTATACTTTGGCGATCTTTACATTAATAGTTCGCTTCATGTTGAAAAATGCAATGTTTATGCTGACAAGTATGTAAACGTACAAACCATTGATATTACTAAATGGCTGCTTGATAACTTTACAAAAAATGATTACATCATATTAACCATGGATATTGAAGGTGCTGAGTTTGAAGTGCTCGAGCGTATGTTCCAGTTGAATGCTTTCAATATAATTGATGAATTCTATGTCGAGTTTCATGGTAGAAAGATTAGTGAAAACGCTAAACTTTTAGAAAAAAAGTGGGTGAGCTATCTGATAGATAAGTTTAAAGATCAGGTGTACATCTACGAACATCACCACCACAAACAATTTATGAAATTGAATAGAGATCCAACATAATGAAAGCAGTATCAATTGTTATCGATAAAAACGAAGTTTCAGAGCTTGGGTATTCTAGGCTTGTAGAGTCATCTAAAGCTGTTGGTAACGATTTTGATATTCAAAGATGGAATGCCATTACACCCAGCAACGTTAGTGAGTTTATGACAGGTGCTGGGATTACGTGGAGCTATCCTTGGGAAGGTGAAGTTGTTGACTTTGCAACAGGGTTAGTAAAGACATCATACAAAACAGCTAACCCTAAAGCTAGAATTGCCTGCGCTTGTAGTCACTATTGTTTGTGGCACGAAAGCGCTACAACCAACACAGCATTGTTGATCCTTGAGCACGATGCTTACTTTGTCAACAAGATTGACTTTGATCCAGCAGACGTTAAAGCTGACATTATTGGAATCAACAACCCGCTTGGCGCGACTCGTAAGTCACAGTTGTTCTACGACAAAGTTCTACAGTCAACAATTAACTATCCGCTAACTCCAATGATTGACAACATCTACATTCCTCAAGGGCTCGCTGGAAACTCTGCCTACATAATTAAACCTGCTGGAGCTAAGCAGATGCTTGAACTGGTTAAGCAATATGGCCTGTGGCCCAACGATGCTATTATGTGTCGGCAACTTGTCCCAAAACTCAGTGTCAGCCGCAAATTCTATACTAACGTCCAAGGACTAAAGAGTACAACATCATTATGAAATCATTTGTAATTACAATGCTGGACAAGAAGAAGTCAATCGAGGCTGCTGATCGCTGCATCGACTCTGGTGTCAAGCAAGGGCTGGCAATTCAATACTTTCGAGCTTTGACTCCAAAGGACCCAATTGATGAGCTGTTGAAAGCCCAAGGGATCTCAAAGGAAGGCTTCCGCGAGAAATATTCACGACTAGATAATTGCATTGCAGCTTTCTTGTCTCACTATGCTTTGTGGACTCAATGTGCTGCTGGTAAAGAAGAATTCCAAATCTTTGAACATGATGCAATTATTGTAGGACAGATTCCAGAGTTTATCAACTATCAAGGTTGTATTAGTCTTGGAAAACCTTCATATGGTAAATATAACGATCCTTTACAGATTGGGGTCAATCCATTAACATCGAAGCGTTACTTTCCTGGTGCACACGCATACAGACTGAAACCACCCACTGCTAAGTTGCTTGTTGCTCAAGCTAAGAAAGCTGCCAAGCCAACTGACGTGTTCTTACATCTTGATACGTTCCCATGGCTGGAAGAATACTATCCATGGCCTGTTGAAGCTCATGACACATTTTCAACGATTCAGCGGACAGAAGGTTGTCTCGCTAAACACAATTACAGTGATAAATATGAAATCCTTTGATACAGTATTCCTAACTGGATGCGATGCTAAGACAGAATGGATGCTTGGTTGGTTCTTGAAGAATTTTAACCTCCATAACAAGCTGCCTATTGTGTTTGCAAACTTTGGGGTCAGCGAGCAAGGTTTGAATCAGGCGTCATCTTGTGCTAGCACAATCGATATGCGTGCTACTGGTGGAACAGGGTGGTTTAAGAAACCACAGGCAATGATTGAAGCGTCAAAGCTCGCCCGCAGGGTTTGCTGGATCGATACAGACTGCCATGTTCTCGCCGATTTAAGCGGTGTATTCGACTTCGTAGAGCCTAACAAGCTGGCCATGGCAGAGGATGCCCCGTGGTCCAAACGCAGACAAGAAACATGGCATAATACGGGCGTAGTAGCGTTTGAAGATCGACCGCCAATTCTCGACCAGTGGTTCAATGCTGTCAAAGCCAACCCCGTTGTAGGTGATCAAGAGATCCTACACGAGATTCTGAAAAAGGATCTTAGACGTCAGATATATACCACATCCCTACCACAAGACTATAATTGGCTTCGTCTGATGCTGCAAGATGGTGTGGACAACAAAAAGAAAAAGGTAATGCACTGGACAGGTGCTAAAGGCAAACAACACATTAAAGGTATTGTTAATGACTAAAGTAGCTCACGTTATTGGTAATGGAGATAGCGCTGCTCTATATAAGCCATCAAAAGGTTTAAAGATCACTTGCAATCTTCCTCCATTTGCGGTTCCTGATGCGTACACAACTTGTATGGTTGACTTCAAGATGATGAAAGCTATCAACGATGGTAGCGTTACTGTTCCAGGCGAGTGGGTGCTTGGAGCTCGTCCTAAGAAGTGGATGGAGATGCATCCAGCATACTACATGAAGTATGCAAAGCAGATCAAAGAGTTCTATACTGAGCTACCAGCGTATGCAGAGAACTACACAAACTTCAATTGTGGCCACCTTGCAGTCCACTACACTGCAAACAAGCTAAAGTGTGATGAAATCCATATGTACGGGTTTGACTCTATGTTTGACTTCAACATGCGCAGCACCAGCGACCTGTTCTTGTTCTCTGATCGTGACATTAACAACAACATGAGACTGATGAACAACTGGCGGCCGATCTGGGGTCAACTGTTTCAAGAATTTCCTAACACTAAGTTTGTCCTGTATCACAAGCACGAGAACCTCAAGTTTCCACCACCTAAGAATGTTGAGATCGTGGTTAGATAACAGTTGATCTTTTCAACTTCCCCTGTATAATAAAGATGCAGTTGTTAGCAGGGGTGCAATATACATGCGGTATGAAGTGACTGGTGGAGACAAGAGGAAGCAAGATATTGTGCATAAAGCAATGTCCCATGTCATCCATCTTGTGAAGATTCCCAACAATGTATATGTAGAGATAGATTTCATCAGATCTGGCACACATGGTGTTATACAGGATACGAAGACACGGTTCCTATTGGAGATCGTCAACACAGTCAGTCTAGCAGAGATTGCATACACAGTGTTCCATGAGATGAAGCACATTGAGCAGATGACGTCTGGCAAGCTACTACATACCCATGACAAAACCCTCTGGATAGGTGAAGATCACACTGATACTGCATACTTAGACTGTCCGTGGGAGGTTGAGGCATATAAATTTGAGCGTAGTGCAGATTTGATGTTGACTTCCTTTGCACCAACGCTTATATTGGGGACACAGAAGGAGGAACGAGTATGAATAAGTACAACGATGCGGTGATGGATGAGCTTTGGAAAATCTATGCAAAGCCAGTGCCGACTGATTTTGAACTGGAAATGAAGCAAGAGCTCAATGCTTGGATCAAGAAGCAACCCGCTCATAAGTCGTGGGCTACTCCTGCAAAATCTGCAGAAGAATTCTGGAATGAAAGGTTAAACTAATGTCAACAAAACACACAACCCAAACATCATTCCCAATTCTGGGGATTCTTGGTTTGATCTTTATTACCCTAAAGCTGACTGGCCATATTACTTGGTCGTGGTGGTGGGTTCTGTCTCCATTTTGGTTGCCGCTGTCAATTGTTTTTGGTATTATAGGACTTGCTTTTATTATTGCTTTTTTGTGGGAATGGTTCACTAGTAAGTGATATAAATAACAGATTGCTTCCGTAGCACAACTGGACAGTGCAAGGGATTTCTACTCCCTAGGTTGAGGGTTCGAGTCCTTCCGGAAGCACCAAATATCGCCCATGTAGGCCAAAGGTAGAGTCAGAGGTCTTAAACACCTTACAGTGTCGGTTCGAGTCCGACCATGGGCACCAAACACTACCATTCAGGGGAACGATATGTCTAGTATAGAATATGCAGAACTCGCCGGCTTGAACATTGCACTTAGTAACCTTCTGACGAATTTTACAACAGAAGCTGACTTGCAGGTTGCCGATTGGATAAAGAAACGAATTAAACAACTAACAGGTAAATGATGTACTACGTAAAAGAACACGGCTTCTATTATGAAAAGAAGCATGGACCTTATGCAACTTTACAAGAAGCTATGGCCAATAAGCCAGTCGATAAGACTGTCGGTCGTGAAGAAGCTGTTGTAAGATTTACAATTGAGTCATCTGAGGGAACCGTTCAGCAACTCAACGGATAGTGGAAGTGAGACTTGGTAGTCAGAGGAGTCTTATAAGCTCTTTGCGCCAGATTAGCGCCTTTGAGGTGGTTCAAATCCACCCACTTCTACCATAAAAGAGATACCCATGACCCGACTAGAAATATGCCTTGTTATACTAAACATTATCACCAGTGTAGCAATTATTGCAAACACTATTCACCAATGGTAATGCTCCTGTAGCTCAGTTGGTTAGAGCTGGGCGCTCATAACGCCTAGGTCAGGGGTTCAAATCCCTTCGGGAGCACCAAATGAATTATGATAAGTTTAAACAAGAATTCTGGCAATGGTTTGACTCATTGCCCGTTGACAAAAAAGAAAAGTACTGGTACTATGGGTACGACATTGCTGAAACCAACTTTGACATTTTAGTGTATTCTAAAAAGTGTAAACAATAAAGGATATCGTATGGAACCTGTATCAGAAAGACTCAAAATTGCTCTTGCTTCTGCATTTTCATTCTACCTCAAGGCCCATTACTTCCATTGGAATGTGACTGGCCCGAGCTTCTCTGAGTACCACAAGTTCTTTGAGGAAATATACTCAGAGGTGCATGCGTCGATTGATGCTTACGCTGAACACATCCGAGTGCTTGGAGCATATGCGCCTGGCTCTCTAAACAGAATGGCAGAGTTGACTTCCATTCAAGATATCGATACAATCCCAACTAGCCTAGATATGATTCGCATTCTAGAAGCTGACAATGATGTGTTGATTGCTGAGCTATACGCTGCTCGAGAGTATGCTGATGCTGCTGGACAGTACGGTGTTGTAAACTTCCTAGAGGAACGGATTAATGCTCACGAAAAACTTCGCTGGATGTTGAAAAGTTTTGGTGGAATCTGAAAAATAACTGTTGACTTATTGTAACAAAGTACTATATAATAGAAGTACAAACAAAGGAACTCTACTGCAAATGACTTCGCTGCATAAACAAAATCAAAACTGGTTTATGACCCCGCTCTGCGGCGAATATATTCGCATGTGTGGAGGCTCTATGTAACGTATACCAAAGTATACCTTATCAAAGAGCCCTCCCAGATGAAAATCTCGGAGGGTTTTTTAATACGGTGTGGTGCTCGAGTGGCCCAAGGGAATGGATTGCAAATCCATAAAGTCGTGAGTTCGAATCTCACCCACACCTCCAATGTCGGTGTAGCTCAGTGGTAGAGCGGCGGTCTCCAAAACCGCGCGTAGGGGGTTCGATTCCCTCCACCTTCGCCAATTTGG